CCCATCCTTCGGATGGGCTTCCGGCGTCCCCCAACCGGAATCCCAAAGGATTCCGGCCACTTACACCCCACCTCTCGTCCCCCACCTCACCTAACCCCTCGAAATCCTTACATAAAACTTTCCCCCGATCCATCCGATCCTTCGGATCGGCTTCCGTTGCCTCAGAGAAGGTTCTCTCTGCTTGAAGGCGGGTGTTCCTGAACCTTCTCCCTATGGAAAATCCAAGGCCCCGCCCCATGACGGGCGAATCGGTCATGAGTGGGCGTTAACACAACAAATGGGAGGGGCCCGCCCTTCTTCAACAAGACGTTAGGAGAGGAAACCTCGATCTGCAGCAGGAGGACAGAATGGAAGAAGTGCGGATAAAGTGCAAAGGAGGAAACAGGGGAAACACGAAGATCCTTGTTGGAGGGGAGGACCTCACCAACATTTTAAGCATCCGTAGGGTTGAGGCGAGTATGGAGGTGAATGGCCTTCCGCAGTCCTGAGTGGGTGTTGAGGGCCCTGGAAAAGGAGATTGAGAGGGTGAGGAGCGCCAGCAATGAGAAGTAGACCCTCCTGGGACGAATACTTCATGTTCATAGCCAAAGTGGTCAGCACCCGCTCCACTTGCAGCTCCCGCCCTGCTGGGGCCGTGATAGTGAAGGACAACCGCATACTGGCTACGGGGTATAACGGGGCAGTGCCTGGGGATACCCACTGCATAGATGTGGGAAACGGATTTTGCTTCAGGCGTCACATCGGCGCTTCCGACCAGGCCAAATATAGCTACTGCAAAGCCTCCCATGCTGAGGCCAACGCCATAGTACAGGCAGCCAAGTTGGGAGTATGTGTGGATGGAGCTAAGATATACTGCACACTGGCCCCTTGTTACACCTGCTTTAAGTTGATAGTGACAGCCGGAATCACACACATTTACTATGAGTTGGAGTACAGGTCGAGGGATGAGGAGCGAGACAAGTTTTGGAAACAAGTCGTGAGGAGGTCCCCTGTACAGATGACTCAAATCGTGCTGGGCAGGGCCGTGTATGACTACATACTGAAGAGGGTGGAAGGCGTCACCTCAAAGAGGAGGTTGTGAGATGAAGCGTTACTTGGAAGACGTGGAGCCTAGGGATATCCTCTACAACTTCTTGGAAGGGAACAAGCCTTACAAAGTCGTGGAGGTGCGTAAGGATAGGGTGTTGGTTGAGAGTGAGGATGGGAGGTACGCTCTTGTGGAGAAAAATGGTTGTGCGGAGGTAGTGCCGCATTTTCTCTATACGCCTGTAGAAGTCCTTGACCCGAGGAACTTGCCGGAGAGGCCCTGGAAGCCCCGCAAGGGGGAGTGGGTGTGGGTGAAAGGCAAGGAATGGCGCACCTGGGCATTGCGAAGGTTCAAGGGGATGGACAAGGAGGGGGTCTACGTCTGCACCAACGTCTATGACAGCGGAACGGAGTTGTTCTATGAGGTAGCCCCCTTTAAAGGCAAGTTACCGCCACGGCCTTGGAAGCCTAAGAAGGGTGAGTGGGTGTGGGCAAAAAGACCGAAAACTGGTTGGGTGTTAGCTAAGTTTGTATCAAGGAATCCCCACAATGAGGACTATTTGTACTGGTGCATCCTTCAGGAAAAACCTGGCAAGTTAGCATTTAGTGAGGTAGCCCCCTTCAAAGGGGAGTTGCCACCTGGGTTGGAGGATGAAGATGCCGAGTAAGAAATGGTTTTATGAGTTTTACTGCGAGAACTGCGGGAACGTTCTCGCAACTGCAGAGCACAGCTCCATTCACCTAGTACTGGGGTTTGAGACCCTGTGCCAAGAGTGCGGCACTTCCTGTGGCAGTAGCCACATTTTCAATACTGGAGTCAGAAAGGTCTGTCTACAGCGGAAGCCCAACTTCAAATGGTATAATCCCTTCACCTGGGGCTATGAGAGGGAGGTGGAGGAGTGAGAGGCTTAATGAAGATAGATGATGACAAGTGGATACGACCAGACAAAATTGAGGCCGTTTGGCTCAGTCCTGCTCCTTGGAGATGGGGGTTTTCGATATCTGGCCGTTGGATAATGGGAGGGGAGTTTGCTGACAGGGAAAGTGCAATGGAGTGGTTCACCAGAACCTGGGGTGAGAATCGGCCAGTTGAGGAGTGGATGTAGACATCTAAGGGTGTGGCTTGAAGCTTTTTGTTTGTGCACAAATTGCTAAGGGAAGGAGAGAAGATGAGGGAAGAGGTGAGGTGGTTCGCTGAAAGGATGGAGGAGGTCCTTAAGGAGAACGACTATAAAGGCGGTTGGGAGAATATGGAGCTCTTGGATTTGTTCTGGAATCTTTCAAGTGAAGTTCGTGAGCTTGAGGCCGCCTTGTGGTATGGAGATGGGGATGTTGTGAAGGAGTGTTGTGACGTAGCCAACTACGCCATGATGATTGCAGATAAGGTGAGGGGGAGGAAATGAGAACACAGGAAGAAATAATGGCAAGGATAGAGCAGAGAAAAGATAAAGACCCACTCGGATTTGAATTTCCACATTATCTAAGCAGGCTTGACTATGAGCATGCAAAACCCTATCTAAAACCCGAAACAACGAAAGAAGAATGGGACAAAGTCCGAAAAGGATTTGAAAACATTCGTCAAGAGATGATTGATTATATGCCTTTTGCTTGGGAGAAAGCCAATAGCAAGAGAGGCATATCTGCTAGTAGGTCAATACATCATTACATTGCGTGGTTGTGGTTGGAAGGCGAGTGGCCTGATGATGAGATTGATGTTCTTGAAAACTATAGTTATTACGGGAAGGACGAACTTAGGAAGATATGTGAATATTTGGGGTTAGACCCTGATAAGTTTGATGATGGGATAAGAGAGAATTGGTGAAGGAGGAAGAAAGATGAAAAATGAAGATTGGCAATGGCCTCATGAAGATTACACAGAGTATCTTGATGAGGAAGCGAAGGTAGAGATATATGTAGACCCTTCCGTGGAAGAAGATGGAGATGGGTCATTAGAGCGCCCATTCAAGCGGTTAAATAAAGCACTAGAGAAAGGGTGGTCACTCCCAGAGGGGAGATGGCCAATGTATCTTATCAAGAATAGTAGTTGGGGAATTGGGCAAGGTTGAGAGAGGAGAAGATGGTGACCATTGAATTTCAGAAGCAAAGAGAAGCCTCGGCAGAGGACTTGTCGAAGGTAAAGACATTCAAGAAGCTAGTCATCTACAAAGACGACGCTAACAAGATCGTCTTCAGCAACTTGGCCCTAGCCACCGCCAGGCGGGAAGGAGAGAAACTCGTGATCGAGGTTGTGGCCAAGAAAATAAAGCTCCTGACTATTGAGGAACGCAGGTGCGATGTTTGTGGGAGAACAACAGGAACGTTCGAGACAACAAAGGACGGAACGATCTGCACGAAGTGCAAGGAGGCACTATGGACGTGAAGATGATTCGGACGGAGAAGTTATATAGGCTGCTGCCTGCGCAGAAAACCCTTCCTTGGGGATTACGCTGGCTCAAGCCTTGGGTGTTGCGCATCCTAGACTGGTTGAAACAGTACGATGACAGGGTACGTCAGGCGGAAGTTGTGACCTACACCATCAAAGAGGACGAGGTGTACAATCTCGTGATGAAAGCCTGGGAGGAGGCCAAGTTCACCTGGCACGCAAGCATCAGGTTCCTCTTGATCGGGACCAAACAATGGAAAGAGTTGACGGGGAGCTTGCCGGAGGCATAGGGAGCTTTTACCCTCGAAAAGGGAGGTTTCACTCTCGAGAAGGGAGTACCTTGGCAATTCCTCGGTTTGAAGGTGATCGTGGTGCCTTGGATGGACGGGGTCGTAGTGTTGCCGGAGGTAAGTGAGTTTTGCTTGGGTTGTGAGAGGAGGTGCAAATGAACGAAGAGAAAGCTGTCAATGAGGCACTAGCTCTTATACAGGCATTGGAGAGTGGAGAAAGAAAGGCCCTTGATAAATGCGAGCAAGCCTCTTACTACTGCAAGAAAGCTGGCAACAACTTCCTGGTTTACTTTTTCAATATCCCAATCAAGAACAGATTGATCTGGAGAAGGTTGCGAGAGCGACATGGAGTGGAGTGTGTATATGATCTAGATGAATTTGATAGGGTGGAGAGAAAGCTAAAAGCTAAAGTAAGAAAAGCATTAGCACAATTCATTAAAAGGTCAGGGGTTAAGAGTTTGACGTTCTTCGTAAATGGAGATTTGGATGGGCAAAAAGAGTTCATGCAAAAATTTGGTTTAGATGATTATCAAGCGTTAGTTTGCTATGAGGCTCTGAGAGCCTGGAAATGGTTGAATAGAGGGTTTTTTGAGGACTAGGTAGAAAGGAGCAAGGATGAACGAGGAAATGTTTCAGTGGCTAAAGGAGTTCGCTCCGAAGGCCTGGGATTTGGCAGTGCGTCAAGTGTGGATTGATGCGTTGGAGATGACGGCGGCCTTCGGCTTCTTCTTGTCTATTTTTATCTTGGCGCTGTTGAGAGGAAGAAGGAAGAGTTTTGATGAAATTACGTTTGCATCCTTAGCGGTTCTTGGAGTCCTCGGCTTTATCTTTGCGCTCCTCTTCTTTTTCGAGGCCCTCCCAAGGATGCTGAATCCAGAGTTCTACGCTTTGTTGGAGTTGAAGCCATGACAAATGTTGATGATGTTGCAGGTGTTGTCCTGGAGCTGAAGGACGGGCGCAAAGTCAAGTGCAGTGTGCTAAGAGTGTACAAGATGGTGAGGGAGGTCATTCGCCACGAGGGAGCAGAACACATTTCTCTGGAGTTTTTGACCCTTCCTCCGACGATCGAGATCCCCGAGAAGTGCAGTCTGTGCCCCTATTCAACGTGGACGGGCCCTTTCTTGGTTTGCGGTCATGAGGAGTTGAGAGGGCGTGACGTCTGGGGCCTGGAGCGCCCTCCTTTGGAATGTCCGTTGAGGAGGAAGAGGTAAATGAAGATAAGACGCACAATCACGGTGAGGTTGACTCCTGAGGAGGAGTTTTGGATCGTTGTGGAGTGGTGTAGGAAGCGAAGAGAGGCAGTTGAGGCTGTGCTTAGGAACGATCGCATTCGCTGACCGTTTCCGGCTGAGTGCAAGGAGTTTCCTTGCGACACTCTTTATTGCAATGCAGATGTTTGTGAGAATGGGTTTGCTTATAGAATGTCATAGGAGGAAGAGATGGCTAAGGCTTTCATTTGTGAGAAGTGTGGAGAGGTAGAGAGAATGGCATCATTCAACTACCTTATCACAAGGAATGTTTGTGGGTTGCATGTAGTAAGAATCGACGCAATCTCTCCTTCTGAACCCGATTACTGCAGGAAGTGCTGGATCGAGGTATTGGAGGTCATCCTAGAAAGGTTGAAGAGAGGAGAAGGGATTGAGTTCAAAGGAATGGAGGATTGACGATGAAAAAGTTGATTATTGTTGCTGTTGTCTATGGAGTGTTGTGCTCCTGCGGGCTTGCAGAGAATATGGCTTTGAGGAAGCGGGTCCTGGAGGACCCGATGACTTCCGCCAGGGCGAGAGAAGCGATCAAGAAAGGGAGAATCTTTGTTGGAATGACGAGGGACGAGCTCCTAGCGAGTTGGGGGCCCGCCAAGTGGTGGTCGCCCTGCTCCAGGAAGTTCACGCTCGGCGGGGAGGAGTATGAGACTCTTGACTTCTCCTCAATCCACGACTGTTCCATTGTGGTGTACCTAAAGGAAGGGAGGGTAATTGGATGGAAACAAAATTAACTGTTGGTGAAGAAGGAGGAAACATGGAAAAGAAGAAGGTTACCCCGAAAGGGCGAGGAATCGAGTTCAAAGTTGTAAGCGCTCCGATGAAGGACATTGAGCACAAACTTAACCTTTTGACGAAGACCCACGAAGTGGAGGTGGTCGGCACCTCTGTGGTGGGCAACCACCTCGTGGTGTTGTGTGAGGTGAGGAAAAAATGAAAATCTTCTACCATGACGCAGACCTTGATGGGAAGTGTAGTGCTGCCGTAGTGAGGAGGTATGCGCCGAAGGCAGAGTGCGTGGGCGTTGACTATGGGAGGCCCTTCCCTTGGGAAGCGGTACACCCAGGAGAGACGGTGTACCTCGTAGACTTTCATTTGCCCCCTGAGGGGATGTTAAGGCTTTGGAAGATGGCGAACCTTGTGTGGATTGACCATCACAAGTCCGCCCTGGAGTGGGCCTGTCGAGTGGACTTCTGGCCGCCTGGACTCCGCTCCCTGGGCAGCGCCGCTTGTAAGTTGTGCTGGAAGTGGCTGTTCATCGGCCCCGTCCCTCTCGCTGTCGAACTCATCTCTAGGTTCGATGTGTGGGATGTGGATGAGGACGTCCTTGCTTTCAACTACGGCCTCGATGCTCATGACCCCACCCCAGAGGATGAGGTGTGGCCCGAGCTCTTCGCCGGCCCTGATCTGGTGCACAAGTTCATGGAGGAGGGACGCAGCATCCTGAGATGGGTGCGCACCTTCTGCAAGCGGTACGCCACCTCCTTCCAACGGCGGGCTTACTGGGAGGGGTTGGACATCATCGAGGTGAATGTGGGCCTCATGAACTCCCTCTTGGCTGATGTCTGCGAGGACGCTGACGTGTATGCCTTTGTTGTGCGTGGCCCAAAGGGGTGGAAAGTGAACCTCAGGTCAGAGCGTGTTGATGTAAGCAAGTTGGCCTCCCGCTTCGGGGGCGGAGGTCATGAGAGAGCTGCGGGCTTCTGGTGTAAGGAGCTCCCGTGGGAGGGGATGTACGTCTGAGAGGGGTAACTATGGAGAAAGGCTGGACAACTGACAACGAGAAGAAGTTCCTTGATGGACTTGGGACTGGGAAGTGGAAGAAGGGGTGGGGCCCCTCAAGGAGGGAGCTCCTCCGGAGGTATCTCGAAAGCCTGGAAGGACGGGTGCGATGGGGCGGAGTTGACAAACGTGCGGTGGAGGAGTACGCCCGCTCCCTCTTGGAGGAGTGCAATGCCGAGGAATAAGGAGTTCCTCTCTTGCGTGAAGGACGTCTTCGGCAAGGAGTGGCGAGCCCGCCTTGAGTTCGAGTACACCCTCCTCGGGGTCGATGGCCTTGCGAGGAAGTGGGGCTTCCACTCTAACACAGTGCGTCGCTGGCTACGGAGGGAGGGCCTCCTCAAAGAGGGGCGCTGGGCGGTGAGGGGGATGTGTGTGGAGGAGATGGTGCGGGCCCTCGGAGGGGTTGGGGGCTTCCTCGAGAGAGGGGTCTCAGCAAAGAGGCTGGGGACGCTCCTCGGTCTTGGGAACACTGTTGTGAAGAGGTTGATAGTGGGGGAAGGATATGAGTACGACCCGAAAAGAAGAATATGGCGAAAATCCAATGACGTTCGTTGATTATCTCGTGCGCTTTTTCAAGCCTTACAAGGATCGCCCCAGGTTGCGGGAAGAGGTCGAGGAGGCGCTTGACCGCATTTTCGCAAACGGCGCCCCTGCTGGGGAGGGAATGTGCGTCCTCGATGAGTGCAAGAAGTGAAGTGGGTAATGCCCCGTGGGTGCGGGGAGAAAGGAGAGAAGATGACGAGGGAAGGATTTTTTCTCTGTGTGTTGTTAACATTCAGCGGGGTTGCTGTTTGCAGCGGAATGGGGTTCGTGGCTGACTTCCTCTGTTGGCTTTTAGGAGTGGAGAAGTGGCAACTGCTCGTTGGCAGCACCCTCGGTATGGTGGCGACTTTTCTTGTTGGTTGTGTAGCTTTGGGGGAGGATGTATGAAGTGTGATAAGTGTGGTGGAGAGATGAAAGTCCTCTACTCTGCGTTGGAGAAGGGAATGTATAAGGAAAAGACCTTGTGGGCTTGTCCGAGGTGCGGGAGAAGGAGGACGGAAAAGCGGGAGTGGGAAGATGAGCGCTTTGTTGTGGATGGGGCCTTCCTAAGGGCTATTTGTAAGTTCGCAAAAGCGAGGAGGGGCGTTGTAATGTGTGAAGCGAGAGGGGTGACTTGCAAGTTCCAGTGTGTGAGGAGGTGGAAATGAACCTTCTCTTAGCGGCCCTCTGCCTCTTAGGCGTGGTGCAAGGGATGGACGTGACTGTGACCGCCTATACGTCGAGCGTGAGGGAGTGTGATGGTGACCCCTGGGTGACGGCGAGTGGGTACCGGCTGAGGAGGGGCGATGCTGTAGTTGCGGTAAGTCGTGACCTAGAGGCCGCAGGCCTGAAGATGGGCACCTGGCTCTACTTGGCCCTCCCGCAGGGAGAAGGGTGGTTCCGTGTAGAAGATAGGATGCACCCCCGATGGAGGAAGCGTGTCGATGTGTGGATGGGCACCTCCCGCAGAGATGCGCTCGCTTTCGGGAAGAGGAGGGGCCGTATCTACTTCATCGTAGGTGCTGATGAGCAATTTGTTCACGCACATTTTGCTAAGGAAGGAGGTTGAAATGTTCTACAGGTTATGTTTGGACTGCAGAAACGGGAAGGAGGGAGCCTTGAGTGATCGTGAACTCTGCGAGCGGTTCATGGACGCCCTCGTGAAGGTGCTGGATGTGAAGGAGGTTGGCCGTGTGGTATGTGAAGTTGGCGGCCCCGCCTGGAATGGGCTCCCGCCTGGGGTGAGTATTGCCTCCCTCTACGTGGAGAGCGGCTCCCAGCTGCACACTTGGCCCGAAGATGGGAAGTTCTACCTTGACGTGACGTCGTGCAAGCGCTTCGCTGGTGGGCCCGTAGTTGCATTAGTTGAGAATTGGTTCGGGGCTGAAGTCGAAGTGAGGTTCGCCTCAAGTGAGGTCCTTGATAGCTGAGGGGTCTGTGTAAAAGACATGGTTCCCGAACCTCCCTAGACGATGGAGCTTGAGCCACCACCCGTGGGGCTTGAATGAGGTTGCGTGGTAGTAAAGTGGCCGCCCCACAAAATCTTCGAAAAGGTCAAGGTAAATGTTTGTGGCGATGCCAAAGTGTTCCTGCCAAATGGTGTCTTTGGTGCGCCACCTCCTTATCATTGCCTTCACCCTCGGCTTCGATGAAAAACATGTGAACTGGTTTGGGGCCAACATCACTCCTCTCCACCCAACCCCGAAGTACCTCTTCCTCACCTCTACTCTGTTCCTCACCGTAAGTCCCACTCCTACCTTACTCTCCCAAGGCTCGCCCTCTGCTTCTCCGATCAACAACATTGTAAGCAGCTCGAGGTCACTGTATCTGTTGAAAACCGCCGTTTGTTTGTCGCACACCCTCCCCTTCATGGCACGCTCCAACCTAGACGCTGAAAGCTCGATATATTGGATGGCATCGTTGACTTCTTGAGTTGGCTCTTTGAGCTTGGTGGACGCAGTTGCGAGCCTGCGGCAGGCGAGTCTGAGCATTTGGGCCGTGTTCCCGACATGGTGTTTTTCTTCCTGCTTCATCCCTCCCTCTCAACATCTACGGAAGCAATGTTTAACTTTGTGAGGATTGCCTGTACCATTCCTTTGACAGCGCAGATGTCTCCTTTCAGTTCCTTCCTTGTTGATGCGAGTTCCGTCTTCACTTCGTGTTTAAACTCCTCAAACTTTTCCTCAAGCCTATTTATTGTTTGGTCTCTCATCTCTAAATCCTTCTCGTGTAAGGCTTCAACTTTCTCTTGCATGTCTGCACATGCTCTCCTCATGTTTTTGCAGTCTTCCTTGAAGACAAATGTCCTCTTGAGAAGAGCTGCAACTGTGATAAAAACTGAAACGATTCCTATTGCTCCAGTAACGACCCAGTCTACCATTTTACTTCTTACCTGCCTGGTTTGCTAGTTTGTAATAGCCAAGCGCTGTAATCGCTATATACATCCAGTCCTGTGCTGTTATCTTTCCTGTTCCGCAGAGTATACTTCCAGCTATAAGAACCAGGATAGTGACCCAAAACTTGCGAAGATGTTTTGTCCAGTGCATTTCAACCTCCAAAACGGATGATGACCCCGATCATGAACCCTACAATAAATTCAACGACGTCGCCTACGGTTGCAACGGGGTTTTCCGGTTCCTTGACCTCGTAAATTGTGTAACCGATGACGATGATGATGCCCAAATAAAACGGGATGATTGCAGCCAACGCCCCCAGGGTAGCGTGCCCCACTGATCGCTTGTCATCAAACAGATATGTCTTCACTTCCTCTCTCCATCTCTTGACGCATCTTTCCTTCGAGGTGGGCAATCTCCCTCTTCAAGTGTTCCCTTGCGAGGTAGTAGGCCATCTGAGCTAAGGAGTTGTCCACGTAGACTCCCTGCACTTCGCCCTCAAGCCTGATTTCTGCCTCCCCTTTGGTGGTTTCGAACTTCCTGAGTTGTTCGTACAGCCTCTGTATGTCTTTCTCTTCTCCGCAATTGCTACATCTTGCTATGCTTACATTTTTCATTGCTCATCTCCTGTAGTTTTGTGGTTTAATCCAAAGAAACTTATCACTTTAGAAGCTACATTTTCTATTTCATCAACGTAACATTTAGGACAAGTTATTGCCATATTTACACAATCACCACAATGACCTTTGGATTCTGCATCCTCCTTTAGTTCCTCCCATTTTTCTTTCCAATTCTCTAAAGTAAAACCGTCATAAGTCAAAAGACTTGCTATTATAAGTTCTTTTAAATCCATATTGCTCACCACTAACTTGCTCCTCTTCGGGTTAACAGTGGGAGTATATATGTGCATGCCACCACACCCGATTTTAAGGCTATATAGCCACCTTGGTGATTTCGGCTGTAGTACCTTCCACCACCACAGTGGTAACACCAAGGCCGTGTTCTCCCTTGTGTGGTAGGGTCGCTGGTTAGGCGTCTTTCTTTTTCTGGCACGCACTTGCTCCTTTAATGTAGACTGGCCAGTGGTTGCAAACCCACGGGACGCCGGCCTTCTGCCTCCACTGAGGGGGATTCCCGACCACTAGGGTCTAGCCAGGCCTTTTCAATTACAAGCTCGTTTTTATCATCGTTAACTGCTTCATAATCAACGATACAAGGTTTGCCTCTTCTTCTCTTTATCTTCACCTTGTTCTCCCTGATGGAGCGGGCAACCGGACGAGTTGAACGTCCACATCACCTTGGAGGATGATGCCCAACCGTGGAGCCCGCCTTAATCCTTCTTCTGTAACAACCCAGCCACTATTGGCAATGCTATCTGCACCAGTTGTAACCATCCTCCACCTCCTGCACTACCAACTATGCCTGCAATCACGTTCATTACGTCCTTGACTTGTAGCTCACCGAGGTTGATACCTTGCTGATCCAGCAACTTGGCAATGGCGCTCAAGTCCAGTCCTTGCGGCTGGGCATAGAACTGTTGCTCACCAATCTTGATAGACCTGACTTGAGCTTCATCAGGAATATCCAACTGAGTCGAAATCACATGTGTAATTGTTATTTGTGCTTCTTGAGCCATTATACCTCCCTCACAACTAAATGAAACTTATCCCAGACAATCCCATCAGTATTTGCTGAATCATACACCACAAGCCACACAACGTAGTGACCTTCTTCAAGCCCAACACCCCCTAGATCTAGGACAACTTCACCTGTGGTTGATGGAGTAGTCCAGTCAAACGCTGAAGGATAATCCTGGGAGCTTATGGTTGTGTCATCCACAACAAGTTCCATCTTCGTCACTGACGACAGATCGACAGCTTCGTCATCTGCCTTCAGTAACAGGTTTATCTCATTATCACGGTCATTATAGACTATCTCAGTTATCATAATTCACCCTTAGTCTAAGCTCACGTCGAAGTCTCCAGCAGCAAATCTGTACGTGTCGCCATCTCCCACTGACTGGTCGGTGACTCCATTATCGTAGAAGAGCATGTTACCTGCCGAGGATGCGTCAACGAGAGCTGTTGCTACTATTGTCCCCCAAGAACCTCCTGATGCAGGACCGAGGTCTATGTTGTCGTCGTTGTCTGTTGTGCCTCCGCTGGCTGTTCCCCAAGTTGGCGCTGAACCTCCGTTTGGGTTGACTAACTTTCTTGCATAACCATTTCCTGATGGCTCAGTAATGGTAGAACCTGTGTCATTGTCACTAATCGTAGCAGTTGTAAGCGCAACATATGTAGATGGAGCAGAATATGACTGGTTGCGGAAAGCAAAGTCAAGGAGCTTATTAGCAAGGTAATCTGAGATATACCCGCTGCTGAACTCAACGTAGACTTCCCCTGATGCAACAGATGGGGTATTCCCGTTTACAACAGTCTTAGATGAAGCTAGAGACCCGTGGGCAAGCATGTTCCCACTTGTTGCTGCATCAAAAAGTGCCCAGTGGGTGATTGTGCCCCAGTCTCCTGTCGCTTGGTCAAATGTCACGTCTGCATTTTGTGTGACTCTCCTAGAAGAGGCTGCCCCAAAGGTTATCGCTTTTCTACTATACCCGTTTCCTGATGGCTCCGCCAAACCGGAGGCATCATCCAGTGGGTCAGCTGTTGACAGCCCCAAGTAAACAGTGGTTGGAGGACTGTAAGCGTCCTGATTGAGGACATGATTTAGGAGTTTATCTTCAAGGTAATTGGCTATAGATCCCATCTTAAATCTCCTCTATCGTTCTTGTCTGAGTTAAGGATTCTATCGTTCTTGTTTGAGTTAAGGATTCAATTGTTGTATCTATAATTAAGCCCAATCCTGTTGTAACCAGGTTGATTGCGCTTGTTAGTGTTTGTGCATCTATGTCAGCAGTTGCCTGTTTGAGGACGGCTAAAAGTGCCTCTGATGTGGTTGTCTCTGCTTGGATGGATGCGGTTAGCAAGTGAATAATCGTGAGTGCTGCTTCGGCTGTAGCTGTCGAAACTGCGATCTGCGCTTGTCCTAGTTTCACGATCACAAGATCAACGTCATTTGAGGTAGCTGTAGCAACTTGGATGGATGCTGAAAGAGAGTAGAGAAGCCCCAAAATAGCTGAACTCGTGATTATTTGTGCTTGGACGTCCGCTTGGCCTGTACGTGTGACCGCAAGGATTGGTTCTGATGAAGTTGTTTGTGCCAGGACGTTGGCAATAGCTGTTATTATCCCTGCAATTGAAAGCTCTACTGAGTCAGAGGCAAATGTCTGAGCGTTGATGACTGCTGCTAATTCTCTGATGACGTTCAGACCGGCGGTGCTTGTAGTTGTTTCTGCTAAGATGTTTGCAACACCAGTAACCAGTCCACTGACAAGCAGTTCTACATCGTCTGGAGTAGCTGTTTGTGTTTGGATGTCTACTACAACACCTCTTATAATTTCAAGAAGTGCTGATGATGTTGTGCTTTGGCTGAGAATGCTTGCTAGAGCTGTTCGCAGGATGTTCAATGCAATAGTCGATGTATTCGAAACAGCTTGAATGTCTGCGATAGCTGTTAGAAGCAGGCTCAGATCTGGAGTTGAAGTTGCTGTTTGTGTTTGAATCGAAGCTGATAACTTCCTCAGAACAGCTAAGACAGCGTCATTTGTGTCTGTTGAAGCTTGGATATCTGCACTTCCAGTTATTACCCCTCCTCCAGCCTCCTCATAATACGTCTTTACCTGCCCCCAGACAAGGCTGTACCCATCAGGAGGTTCTTCGTCCTGTCGTATGAGTTGTCCCCAAGCTAATATGTAATCAACGTAAGCCATTAGCTAACATCCACTTTTGGGTCTAGTGCCACGTAACACCCGCTGGTGTTGTATTTCTTGAGCTTAATTTTAAAGTAGACTGTTCCAGCTTGAGCTGGATTTACAGTAATCGACAGATCATGCCAACCATCGTCGTCATATACAGAAGGATTGGCAGTTGCATACGCTCTATGTGCCCCGCTCGATTCGTCTAAATACCAAGCCTCCACTTCAAGGTCTGTTGCATCAAGACTCATATTTACAGGATAGAACTTCCAAGTGTATGTCTTTGAACCGGAGGCTTGATAACGTTGCTCAGTATATTCTAACGGCATGTTAGACGAACAGTTAGAACTAGGACTCAATTTGATAAATGTTGATGCTCCAGATGGTGGATCAATTGTTGCTGTCTCATCCAAGTTGTATATCTCCCCTCGTCCATCCCACCAATGAAACTTATCACTGTCGCCGTTATACCCAGATATTGCTATATAGCCCTGTTTCCAAGTATCATAATCGTCTGACCCTGCGTTTAGGTCAACCTTATTAGTACTGTTCAGGAGTACATTTTCTCCATGTACACAACCTATCGAATAAGCATGTCTAGCAATATCTGCCCCTGCAAAAGGTTGAATCCTACCGAAAGTGCAATTCTTGAGTCGTATGTTACATCCAGTAGTTATGCCGTAAGAAGTAATTCCGCTCTTGGCTTGCAAATGCACATTTTCCAATTCAACCGTAATTGACCAATTTGTATAAAACGACAAAGCCCCTAAGTATCTTGCGGTGTCGGAAAAATCGTAACCATAGATCTTTTTAGCTATAAGCCCTCTTTGTTGCGAGTATGTTAGGATGCCATCAGCAGTATCAAAAACACAGTTGATGCATTTGTTGGGAAAGCCTCTTTGATAAAAAATTCTGTTTGTGACGTTCCTAGCTCTGAAGTTGTATAATTGCCAATATGGCTCCTCAAATCTGAAAATATTAGCTATAGACCCTCCTCCATCTAACACTGGTCTTGGATTATTATCACTATCCCATCCAGATGGAGCTGTAGGACGATCATCATAAAACTCAGATTTAAGCTCGATGGTATATTGGTCACCAGAAGCAATGTTGTTTGGCAACGGAAAATCAAGATAAATCTTGTCGTTAGTGGCATCAAACCAGATAACCCTTCTACTCAGACCATTATTATTACCGGATGTAAACGTAACTGTAGCACCCAGCCAGTAGTTGTCATTTTCTGTTAAGGCAGAATCAACAAATTGCCATTGTGCATTATTGAAACCAAGGTTATCCGTGCCTGATGGAACACTATCAACTGTGTAACCGGTATGTGTGACCTTTATCGGCCACCCAATCAAAAGATGTGGGTATTTGATATTTCCAGCATTGGCTGGTTGTATTACTCCAGATAAGCTAATATTGCTACTTAGGTTCCTAGTCCAGATAATGTATCTAGCAGACTCCGAAGATGGATTGTTGGGCGCTTGATCGCAGGCATAATCAATGTCATTATAAGGGTTAGATGAGCTACCATCTCCGTTGCTTGATTGGCTAGTATCCACAAACTTGTGTGTTCCAGTAAGTGCCATTAGTCATCTACCTCAATGAATTTCTTGGTTAACACTACTTCCTTTACTTCGTCAAAGCTCTTTGCCTTTAGTTTATCCATCACTAGCTTGTACATCTTGTCAAAGGCGAAAACCGAGTTTCCAAAACGTTTATCATACCAAGCCTTAAGCCCGCTATCATCAATGGTTGTCTTGTTTGATCTAATGTACTGAACCATTTCACTGATGATCTGCCTATATTCATCACCCAGTTCATCTCGGATGTCCTCATTAAGAGGGTTGTCCTCAAAGGCTTGCTGAACACCAAGTTCAGCTAGAAATAGTGCCTTCATCTCTTCCATCCAGTCACTAGGTGGAGATTCATCGCCTTCGGTGTAGGGATGGTAGAACGTTCTGTTTGCAATATTGCCGTTGTCCCTTGCTTCCAAGTCGTATCTCCAAAGCCTTCCTTCATGCTCATAACTTTCCCCTGTTATCTTGTATGCCATGTTATCCTCCCTATTTCACTCCTGTCCCTGATGGTTTCTCTGGTGCTAGCCAGTCTGAGTTATAGAAAACACCGGCATCTGTTCTTATTGACTCGCCAAAGTCATTGTATGCGGATGCTCTAATGAGAACTAGCTGGTGGTCTGGTACTGTGAGTGTGTAGGTGGTTACGTTGCCTACGTCTGTACCAGCATCCCACGTTTGGCCGTTGTCGGTCGAGATATAGAGCTTGTACCCTGTTGCTCCCTCGGATGCGTCCCACTGAAGGGTTATGTCTGCTGCTGATGCAAACGAAACAAAACTGAAAGCTAAAATTGTAAATAGTAGAATCTTCCTCATCTTATCCTCCTAGTACATCCTCTGCATATGCCACCCTTTCCCATCCCACCACAGGCAACAGCAAAAGCATCATCAAGGTTACGAGAAAAAACACTCTCTTCATTCAAGCCTCCACGAGCAAATTGTCAGCAAACAAATTGCTACGGATAATAAACATCAAACACAATCGTAATAGTTGCCTTCTTCGAGTCTCCCATGTTGGAGAGGGAGATTGTCATGCTGTCCCAAACATGAGTCCAGTCAAGGTAGATGCTGGTTGTGGTACTGTTACTTAAGTTTGTTCCCTGTCCGCCTGTAAGAATCTCTCTTCCATTGCTATCAGTTATGCTTAAATCAAAGTTATCATTGGGAGTGTCTGTTCCATCTGGATCAACAACCACACAGCTATGACCAGCTATGTCCAGCATTCCCAGGTCTCTGATAGTGATGGAGGCGTCACCTGAGCCGTCAGATGTGGCCTCAAGCTCCAGCTTATACCTACGGGTGTTCCGATAATGATGAAGCCCGTCCGCTGGGTCTGAGGGACTCCACGTCCCACTCGCTACCGTGTAGTTGCTCATAAAAGCGTAACATGGGGTTACTAAAAGTACCAGTAAGATCAGTGTTAGAAGTTTTTTCATTTTACTCTCCTGTTAATAACTGTTACTTGACTTAAATGTTATACCTTTTGTACTGTCTATAATGGGTTTTGCGCAAGCTCCATAACTAAGGTTACCAACGATAACGCCATTACTTATACGCTTAGCGTCGTTATGTATAGCGCTAATGATACTACTGGGATCACTATTGTGAAAGTCATTCCCGGTAATGTTTAATCCCAAGACTGTTCCCTCAAGATATATAGCATGTGGCTTTCCGTAAAAGTTGAAAAAGTTATTACGGATGTTAAACTGAACAACTACTGATGTTGGTAAACTTCGTATTGCTACTGCGTCTTGCTTTGCTATGCATGTCTCACAATGGTTGGATACGAAGTTGATAAGATCACCACGATCTACAGTTAAAATATCACCGTACATATTTCCGGCGTTGGCAAAGTTATTATGTGTTATCCAGATAGAATACTTGCCCTGACTATCTAAGTAAATGGCACAGTTCTTACAATCAATGATACGGTTGTTGGTTATGTGTGTGCCGTCAGCATTGCCCACAAGAATACCAATATTAACACGCCTGATCGTATTGTGCTCTATTACTGAACATTGGCCACTTTCTTGAAGAACAATTGCTTTATCTAAGTAGGCGAAACCGCAATCATGAATCTTAACCATGCGTACATAGCCTGATGATACGATTCCTTTTGCTTTATAGCATGTCTTACTCCCCTTGAAGAATATTCCATCAATCTCTACAGCCCCTTTGCCAACTAATGTTACAATGGCGTTTGACCTTGCCCATAAAACAACACCAAACTTGTTATCTAGATTGAGATCTCTACCAAAGACTGGTGTTTCTGCTTTGAGGACATAACCTCCAGGTAGATTAATTGGCGTTTTTATTTCATATATCCCATCCTTGATAGTTATGCAACCGCTGTTGCCTAAAAAGGTGACAGCATTGTTTACTTTCTCGCCAATGTCACCCCCGGGCATATCGTTAGCACAGATAACAGCAGCAGTACTTATAATTGGCAATAATAAGAGTACTAACATAAGGACAAATATTTTCTTTTTCATGCTATCTCCTTAATGTTGAATGCAAGATATATGCTACAACCTTCAAGATTTCCTTCAAGATTGTCTTAAGATCATTTAATGATGTAACGTTGCTGTCTACCCATTCATCTATATCACCGGGTGAAAGTGTCACAAGATGTTTCAACATTGAGCTTTTATCAATGCTTTCTCTAACCTTCTGTTGCGGTGTTGCCCTGATATCAAGTCGCATTGATAGTTACCTCTTCGTCTAGGTAAGGCCAGCACTCAAAAGTTATCGTGTAAGTGCCTACTGTGTCCGCTGTGAATACCAGCTCTCCATCGTCTATGGTTAAAGATTCCCCCTCGCAGGTTGCTGTAGCTCCAGACGGAATGTTGGTTATGGTTGCCTCGTCTGTGCCATCGGCAGTGATAGTTGTTTTATCTACGCTGAGGTCCATTGATGGTCTAGGCTCCACAGCTCCACTAACAATATAATAAAGAGCATCCGAATAATGTCCGAGGATGACTTCTGTATTGGTATTTTGTGTTAACTCATATTCCATTGCGCCCTTTGAACAAGTGGCAATTTTCAATATCTCTCCTGTTGTTTTATCATAAAAAGTATAGTCTGGCATAATTACCTCAAGTATGTTTGCACAAGCAATCCCCGCTCACGTACCTTAGTAGGCAAGCCATTATCGGGTTTTACTTTAACATAATAAGTTTGTGTTCCACTACTAGCTCCTGTGAAGCTAACGCAAATAGCCATATTATCTACATATGTATATGTAGAACTCCACTTTAAAGAACTTCCTTCGTAAATCCTAAAAAACCCTGGAATTCCACTCACTTTACTGCTGAAGACTATATGAACTTCACCTCCTTTTGGTTGTACACTAACACTTTGCACAGTTGTCCATGAACCTGTAGGGCAGTCTATTTGTCCATGAGTATAAGCCCCAGACACAACTGTTATGTTGTCTTCTTTAACATGTAAAGTACCTATAGTGGCATCATCTATCTGAGCGCTTTCAGTAATAAGAGCCTCAGTTTGAATCAGTTGCGTAGCCGTTATTGTACCTGTATATATGTTACCACCATCTATCTTCGTGATATCGCTAGAGTGTCCCCATCCGGCACTTAGTGAGTCGATCTTTCTTAAATACAGATTGTCAAATCCTGCGTGTCCACTTGATCCAGAGCCTTGCACGAAAAACCCAATGAATTTAGTTCCAGAAGGGATTGTATAAGTACCACTTAAGGAAGTCCACCCTGTAGAAGTTGTCTGTACTGTATAGGAGGTTATATAACTCTTATTTTTGTTAAAACGGGCTAGTCCTAAGCGGGCAGTACATCCTGAAGCAAAAGCGTCTCCACCAAACTCAAAAACGTCCCCTTCATTAACCTCAAAATAATGACGTGTTTCTGATGTTGGTCCCTCAGCATTATATGACGTCTTAGTAGATCCAGAAAGCAATAGTCTAAGGTAACGATTGCTCCCACTACCTCCCGACGTTATGACACTGGCTGCTGACTTATTTGTCCACCAGTCAGGGTCAGTGCTATCCTCAAGTCCTGGATTCACAAGTAAGTTTGCTAAAGGCAAAACCCCTGGAGTGTAATCATCTAAGTTGGAAGCACCACTACCACCTGTAATGTTGACTTCGCCTTCAATTTCAAGCGTGGTGCCGTTCCAACTAAGCTTAGGATCGCTAGAACCTCCTAAGTAGAAGGTTCCGTCTCCGAGGTAGAATTTTGACCCTGCTGAAGAGCCCCAGTTTCCACTCTGCAAAGTCCCTGCTGTTATAACTCCAGCATTAGGATTGATGTCAGATAATTTAGTTACATCTATCTTGCTGGCAGTTACAGCTCCTGCATCAAGTTTTTCTGTAGTCACAGCTAACGCATCTAACTTGTCTGTTGTGACTGCACCAGATTGTATTTTTTCTGCTGTGACAGCATTAGCGTCTATTTTGTCTGCTGTAACGGCTCCTGCTGCTATTTTCTGAGAAGTCACAGCATTTGCATCGATCTTGTCGGCAATGACTGCTCCAGCAGCTATCTTGCCAGAAGTTATAGCTCCGGCTGCTATCTTAGGACTCTCGATAGCTCCATCGCTTATCTTAGTTGTTGTAATTGCGCCGGTTGCAACCTTGACTTCGGTGACCGCATTGTCTACCAGTTTTTGAGATGTTATAAGTTCATCTTCTAAATCATCAGTATCGACCCTCAGTAACTTTCCACTTACTACATTCGAGAATTCACTCACATTTCCACTATTATCGACAGACTTAGCCCAATAATAGTAAGTATTCCTATCCCCTGGGGTGTAAACAAATCTCGTTGTAGAGGTAGAGCCAATCTTTGTAGCAGTTGATGAATTATTTGTTGAGTTTTTGTATATGTCAAAATGATCTAAGTCATATTCTCCTCCGTGGGAAATGTTTATTCTGATAGCTGAGAAAAATTCAGTGAGAGTGATGCTAGGGGCTGAAGGGGCTGTAGAATCTTTAGCTGAGGTTATAGTAACCATTGTGGTCCAATTAGTAGCATTTCCACCTCTATCTACCGCTCGTACATACACTCCGTATTCTGTGTTTGGCTTCACTTCCCACAGGTAGCTTGTCTCAAACGTGGAGTAGTGAGAGGTGTAGCCAGACCCAGAAGGCTCCTTTACCAAGCGCACATCATAGTGATGAAAGTCGTCAGAGTTTTCAGCGTTGTTATTCCACTCAGCCCGCACGAAGACGTGGTCAGTACCATCGTCCGCAATTTCGCTGAACGTGCTGAGACTCAGTCCTGTAGGTTGCTGTAGTGAGCAAGATGATGTGTCAATGTCTACGTCGTCATAAGCTGCATTTTCGCTGTAAACTCCAGCCCTGTCAACAGCCTTTATCCAGAATCTTATCGTGTCATTTGTCGTGTCCTCAACGTACCAGCTTGCTGTAGTGCCTGTTGCATGTTCAATGATGACTGTAGCACTGTCCCAGTCAGTTCCACCTTTCCTTATCTCATAATGATCCAGGTCTATGTCGTCTATGGCTGTCCAAGTGAACTTGACATTGCGGGTTACCGAGTCGAAGACTCCGCTGAACGAAGTAACATCTGATGGTGGTGCGTATTCGCCTTGGATTGTGATAGTGGCTGTGTTGCCTGTAAGCTCTTTCGGCCCCTGTCCAAGCTGTACAACATACACCTTATACTGGTGATCCAATGTGAGATATTGTGGGCCGATGACAAAGTGCATCGTGTCAGCCTGTCCTACAAACACTGGATCGTCTCCGCTGGTCAAGTCCTCAAGCCAAATGTGCCAGCTATAATGCTCAATCGAAATTGATGGGTGCCAGGTAACGGCCAGGTTACTTGCATAAGTCCCATCAGGACTGAAACTGAGGAACTCATGAAGGTAGACTTTCGTAGCCTCTTGGTAGTCAACATCCCAAGTAGGCGCTTCAAAGACGTAGCCCGTATCCGTGTAAATGTCTTCAATGTACTCAACGCAGGTTATCTTCTTGTCTAAATCTGCTCCTCTCGAAATGTTGACAACTGTGTAAGGCTTCCGATAGCTGTCTTGCTCCCCAAAAGCATACCTCTCATACTGCTCCGGTGTGGATGACCAGGAAGAGGAAACTGTCAACTTCGAGAGCCATTCTACAGGCTCTTCTCCCTCCACTACCTGGATTCTAGTAATTAAAAACTCAGATAATGAAGATGTAGAACTAGCCAATATCACTTCTAATTTCATCTTTACGGCGTTACTAGGAGAGGTAAACGTATGATCTTGGTGTTCCCAATCACTAGAATCCACATTAAATACTTTAAAACTAGATCCTACCAACACATCCGAGGCGTCATAGAAATAGAGGTTAAACTTCGCTATTCCGTCTTCTCCAGACACCAATTTTGTCCAAACATTTAAATTATAGGATGTAGAAGCTAATATAGAAACATAGTCAGTAGTTATGAGCTTACAATAGTCTGTATTGGTGCCTTTAACCTTATATGTGTGAGCATCCTCTCGCCACCACGGATTATCTCCTCCACTTTCATCCTGGCTGGTAGCATAGACTTCCCTTGTGGTCGGAGATCCTACATCTGTTCTTGTCCATCCGTCAGGAGTCTGGGTTCCTACGCTGTCACGCTCAAAATTACCATTGACTATGAGGTTATTCTTGTAATCCAGTTGCGTAACCGTCTTCTCTTCGATAGAGTCATCATTATGGAGAACGGCTATGACATTTGTGCTTCCAAGCACAGGCACTACATCATGGTCAACTGTAACTGTGGTGGATGTTGCCTCCACTACCCTTCCGCCATGTCCATACTTGGGAACATCATGCTGGATGTAGATTCTGTCTCCGACTTGGCAGGCGAGCGCCTGGATGTCAACCTCAAACTCGCAGGTGCGCACAAGCCACTTAGTGCTGTTGAGATGGAAAGCTGCTTCTCTTATAGCTTGGGTTCTCCTCGTGCAGCCAATAAGCCTCATGCTCTGCTTGTTGTCAGGCTCATCAGCGTCGTTGTAGTCGTCCGTGTAGACGGCTACTGTTTGCCTCGTGTAACCTCTGTCCTCGTCAATGTAGGTGACTTCGATGGCGTTGGCTCGATCTTTCTTCTGCAGGAAGGTTTCCTTGAAAGTGCCTGCTTTGATATCTGCCATTGTGAACATCTGCACTGGGGTGGAGGGCTTGTCTACGATGACGCTGTACTGAGTGCCTTTGCGGACAGGAACCGCCCTTCCCGCTTTGCATATCGTGAGCAACGCTTCCCAAAGCGTCATCTGGGAGTCGATGTAAATATTGAGCTCAAAGCGAGTCTCCCCTTGGACAGTTTCATCGCAGTAGGACGCCCACGCCTCAAACGCATCATAGTCAATGCGGGTGTGATCTATCCCTCCCCCGTAAGTCTCGTTGACGAGGAGATCGTAAGCTGCCCAAGCTGGGTTCGATGCGCTTCTGCTCTCCCATGAGGACGTGGAGGGGTTATAGACCTGGACTGTTGACCTGGTTGCCTTGACTGTGAACGTTGGTTCCGCCCCGCTCAACTGATCCGTAGCGAGGGCCCGCACAGCATACTTTGCTATGCCTGGGTAGATGAGGGAACGCTTGATAATCTCCGTCATCGCCGTCCAGTAAATAGCTGTCCTCTCCCTTGCTGAGCTTGACTCGGTGTTCGTCCGCTGCACCCTCACTTCGTACTGATCTGCAGATGGGGTGTCAAAAGTAACTGTCCGTGACAACCGCTTCGTCGTAGCTCCGCTTATTGTGTAGGAGCCTTGCGTAGTCCAGGTTGACGTGCCTTTGACTCGATATTGCACTTGAAACGAAGCTGAGCGACTGTCCAGCCCTCCTTGGTCATTTGCGTAGTAGCATCCGTAGGGGGCTATAATGTGCAGCTTGATCTTTTCAACCGCATTTCCATCTGTCTCGTAGGTGACAGGGGAGCCGTAGTTTAGCTTTGTGCCAAACGTCTGCTGCGTGGCCACTTCATTGAAGCCTGGAATGACGCTGTCGCTGTTGGTACCCAGCCTGGTGTAGCTAGTGACCCCGTGATAGTAGCTTTCTGGTTGTCCATTTATCTCAATATCGGTCAGCGAGTCAACTTCATGTCCAGCCACAGCCACAAGCACATTGAGGTACTGCTTGTCGCCGTCTACATCTACGACTTTGGAGATGATTTGGCCTGCGATTCGCATTGTGCCGTAGAGGACGGGGATGGGGTTGCCTTGGGTGTTGAGGTTGCGAAGGACGTTCCATGAGTATGTAGGGGACTCGTTCCAAGCATCATGGCCTATCCTTGGGATGTCTGGTTTAGGGGCTGGAGCAATGGCGTTAATTATCATAGCCCCCATGACCCCGATTAGCCCTTTCATTACCATAGTAGCAGCTGTAGCTCCTATGGCACTGGTAAGTCCTATAGCTCCAGCTAACGGGGCAGCTGCTATGTGAGCTATAAACGCAACTGCAAGCATCCCTACAAGGCGAAGTATCTTTTTCCCGCCTCCCCCGCCTGCAACCAGTGGGCATACGGCAATGAAGTCTCCAGGATAAACCTCAACATCGCTCCAGTCCCTCACAACTCTGCCATTCACTGACGCTACAAGCTCTACATCAGCTAAAACTGGCAAGTACCCAGTGTAGTAGTCTATCCCCTTCCCTGGTTGCCAGTCTTTCCTTAGGATAGTCCTATCATAAGGCTTGAACGGATTCAAGATGGTGACGACTGTCACAGGCTCAGCCGTGGCCTTGAGCTTATCTATCGGAACCAGAGCATTTTGCATATTTGAAAAAGCCTACTATCTTCCTTCGCCACAACGGACTGTTTACTTCGCTTATAATTGCGTTTGTTTTTTCCAACGTGTGGATGAACTTGCCTTCGCCTACATAGACTCCGCAGTGGTTCACAAACTTTGGGTGGTTACGAATAACTACGAGGCATGGAGCCTCTGGCTCTTTCAACTCCACCCACTCCTCATCCCCACCATTCCTAGCTGCTGCAACATGCTTGCTTATCTCCTCCCCAACTCTAGCACATTCAAAAGCTCCGATGTTGTAGTCAGGCAGCTCAACCCCGAATCTTCGGAACACCTCTCTGGTGAGGCCCCAACAATCATACTCTTCAGGCCCCCGTCCACCATCTACAAACTTAGCCCCTATGAGGTCATGGAGTCTTTGCATAGACACCTCCCGTTGGAATGCCAGGAAACCCGCCGAACCGATGCTCATTTCCCAGCTCCATGCACCTCTCAAAAGTCCGATCGCACTCCGTCTCATCTCCTTCATACCCACAAAGCGCACCCTTAAACTCTTTGTATCTGCAATGGTCTTTGAGAAATCTTTGGCGTGGACAACGGGTCAACAACGGATTCTCCGCCCCAAGTGTAAACCTCACCCACATCTGGTCAACTGAGCAACCTATGACCTCGAACGTTTCCTCAAACTCTGGATCGCTCAAGTCAAGGTGATCGCTGTGAACTACTCTGATGGTGACCGAAGCTCCGAGTCCACCCTGAGAGTCGTCGAGGTACTGTTGGAGAACTCTTGTGACATTCCCAACTCTTATCGTAACATTCGGAAGCTGCCCTTTTGCGTCCTCTTGGACATCGTCAATGTCAAAGGGAAACGCATACCACGTCTCCCCATTCCACTCAATATCTTCTGTGTTCCTTACTAGCCTGATGGGGTCGACTCCCTCGAAGTTGATCTCCAGCAACACAAGGAAAGCCCCAGTACTGTCCAGCTTGTTTTTCTCCAGTATGGCTGCACTAGACAATGTCAACATCTATACTTCCTCCAACTCACAAGACATTTCCCAGTACCTATTTTTCTTGACTAGGGCCGGCCTCTTCACAAACCTCACTATCTTTGTGTCTCCACTGACGGGGTGCTCCCAGTTGAACTTTCCCGTTGTTCCTTGCGTACTTATAAAGGAGGACATCGTCGTAAAATCAGCATCTGTCAACCCTTTATAGACGACGCCCCACTTCTTCGGGTCTTTCGTGAACCTCCTCCTCGTAATCACGTACCCAGCGTCTGTGGGCGTCCGCAGGTCTGCAACCCCCAGTCCTTCTTCCTTAAACGGGTACGCAAGGACTCCACTCGACAATGTAGGAAAGTCTGCCATTATACTCCTCCACCTTTCAACGCCTGGCTGTAAGGCCCGTGTGAGATAAGGTCTTCCATCATGATGTCTATAACCATGCCTCTGACGTCTAGGCGAACCTGGGCCTCAGCATTTTTCTCTGTGCCCTTATTTTCGATGTTAACGATTACATTCCCTGGTTCCGCAGTACCTCCAAGAGGAACAACTGCCTCTGGGCCGGCCTCTCCCATGATGTAGCCTCTGCCGCTCCTTTGCCCAACTCCAACGACTGGCTCATTGATGACCCCTCCTGAGGCGAAGTGATAAGTCCACTCTCCTGTACCCGCTGTTGGGGTGAAGCTCTCCCCTCCACCGGCCCCACCTCCAGAGAAAATCTTGCCAAAGATGCCTCCGAAGATCCCTTCTTCCCAACTTTCCCCAGCAATCACCTTCATCAGCCCACTAGCAAGGAGGCGAGCAAACATTCTTTGGATGGCGTCCGTGAAGTTATCAACCATGTCCCCGAACTTCAGGTTCATTGCGTCAAAAAAGAAGTCCTCAAAGGCCCTCTCCATATTCTGCGCAATGTCTTTCGCCATCTCCTCCATCATCTTCCCCGTCTTGTTGAGCTCCTCTGCGAGCTTGTTCAACTTGAGCTTGTTCAGCTGCTCTGCGAGCTTCGCCTGCTCTTCTGTATACTCCCCAAGGGTGGCTTTGCGGAGAACATCGAGGTCATATAAGTCTTTTTGGACAGCAAGTTGCTCTTCCGTATTTTTTGTAACTTTCGCAATCTCTAACTTCAACTTCAGCGTTGTCTCAAGCCTATCATACTCCTCCCTCGCAGCCTCTGCAATTTGTTGGTGTTGCCGCTTGATGATGGCTACCATGTCAAGAGCATGTTCTTTCTTCTTTTTATCAGCGTCACTCGCTAGGCTAACTATTGACTTAAGCCTCCACTTCCCAAGCTCGGTTTTTGTGTAGTCTTCTGGAGTCTTGCCTATCGTGATCTGTCTCATCCCAGGCAACTCCTCTGCGCCTGGAACTGTTATTCCTCTCAGCCCTCCCTTCAACGAGGCAAGGTCTTTCAAGTCTTGCTCGCTGACTCCATAAATCTTCGCAAGCTGTCTCCTCAAGTTTTCCTTGGTAGGTTTTGCCCAGGGTAGGAGCTCACCCTGGCTGCTCCGTAGCATTGCTCCACTTGGGAGTTTTGATGGAAGTGTTAGGATTGCCTTGGTGATGGCAAGCATGTTCTCAGCTATGGAGGCCCACGTATGAGCTAGTTTTTGGAACTCAGGAGAAGAGAGGAACCTGGTGAGATCTGTGAGAGCGAGCTTTAGGTTATTGAAGAACGACTCAAATGACTGGCCGAGGGTCTGTTCGAAGACTTGTTTGAGGTTTGTGAGGACTCCGCCCCATGTTCTCTTTATATCTTCTGACGACTCCTGGAAGGCCCTAAGTCTAGACATGATGTAAGCGAAAAGCTCATCAGCTTTCCCCTGGAGGTTCTTGATGACTGTCTTATCCATTCCCAACGCAGTCGCAATAAGCGTATTTTTTGCTGTAATCGTCCCCTTAAGCATGGCCCGCATTTCCTCAGCCATCATGTTCAGCGGAATCCCCATTGAAGTTGCTGCTTGAGACATCGCAACTACGAACTCTTTTACTTGACGAATGGAGAAACCTTCAGCAAGTGCGTGTGGAAGGGCTTGCTGGAACATTGTTACTAACTGTTGGTAAGTAGCGGCGGTTTCCTTGTTTGCTTTTAACAACTCCTTTGAGACGCTTATTGCAATCTCCTGTGCAGCGTTTAGCTTCTCCCTGCCCTCAAGCTCCCTCCCAGTAGCATCAATGATCTCTGTCTGAGCTGCAATAACTGCCCCGATTCCTACCTTCGCCTGCTCCAGGGTCTTGTTGAACTCAATTCCTGTTTTGACAAGGGCCTCAATTCCCCTTATCATCTGTCTAGCTGCCCAGACACCAGCAATCGCTGTGAGCGTTCTCTGCAGCCTTCCCAACGTCTTATGCACAGCATCCATGGATCGGTTGAGGCTTTTTGACGATGCTTCCATCTGCTTAAGGGAGCGAGTGCCCTTGTGTCCAAGGGTGTCTAGCATCTTCCCAAGTTGGGTGACGCTGACTTCTGCGTTTTTCCCATCAACTATGAGTTTGAACTTTATGTCTTTTGCCATCTATCTCACCGATCAAGTATGTTACTTTCTGGAGAACCTCAAGCTCGTCTTCGACCTCGAGAAGCCTCGCAACCTCTAGGATGCCCTGCGTCGAGGGCCCCATTGGGTCCGGCCCAAGGGTTTGCAACACTTCCCAAGCCTCAACGTTCGCTTGTCTGATGCCTGGCCAACACTTCTCGCAAGGCGTAGGTTTTCCTCTCTCAGCGAAAAACTCCCTACATTTCGGGCACCAGAACTTAGTCTCACGCTTCTCCCTTATCCACCTTGCGAGCTCTTGGAGTTTTTTAGGTCTTCTTCAAACTCCTTCTCGTACTTTTCCTTAAGCATCCCTGCTTTCTCACTTATAAACTCCCGAAGGGGGTCGTTGTCGAAGATAGCTTCTCGCACGTCCCCATCAGCTTCGATCCCCTCGAAGTCTTCAAGCGTGTAATTGAAGATCTCGAACGCAATCGCCGCTTCATCGTAGTCATCGACAACCCTGTCTCCAACGACTACCTTCTTCCTGTACTTATTCATGATCTTTGCGACTTGCGAGTGGTAGATAGGGCGGACTTTCACTCGCACACCGTCGCAAACATCAAACCAGACTCCCTCTTTATACCTCTTTAGCTTCATGTCTCCTCCTATTCAAGGACTAGCGGCCCAAATCCAAGGATTGAGTAGGTGACGCTTGCTACTCCTGCCTTGTCATGTTTGATGCTGACAACGTTTATGTAGCATCCTGCGTCAGGGTCACTATCAGTATCTGGTGTCCAATAGGAGTTTTGGTCAATGTAGAACTTTATATCCGTAATTTTTGTTGCTGAGAGGGCTTTGCTCTGGAGCTCCGCTTGTCCATTCGTGTCTGCGGGGTCATAATGCCCTTCAGCACTGCCCGTCCACCGCTGGAACCCAGGCATACTCTTTCCCCACACACTTCCAAAAGCCGTAACATCAATCTCGTCCATGTTGATGTCTATCGACCAGTTTGTCAGGTTCGCAACCAAGTTGGTTCCGAGTTTAACTGAGGCATATCGCCCCATCAATGGATCACCCATTTTCTTCCTCCTCTTCAAGCCTCTTCAGAAGCTTGATGATGTTTTCCGTGGTTTTCAGTTTGCTAATCAAAAGGTTGATGAGCCAAACATTTCTGTCGATCACAATTTCTCTAATGTGGCCTATGTCGTAGGCTGTTATGACCTTCAAGGAAAAGCCTGCTGAAGTGGCCTTCCTCGTGAAGTATGTGTCTTCGCCTCTGCGGATAACTCGCTCATTCTCCTGAACTTCGCATATCTGGAACCAGGGTTGCTCCACCTCGAAGAAGACCTCAGCCTTGACTGTGAGGCATCCACATCCAACGGCGGAGGCGTCAACAAGGTCTCCGAAGTCGTAATCCCTGAAGGGAGTGAGGAGCTTATCGTCGGCGTCGCCCCAGATAAGGGGGTCGTGAGGCGGATACCCTCGGTAGCACACGATCCCGCAAAGGTCGGCGCCTTTCTCCTCAATAACCTCAACCATATCCCACAGGGCGTTCTCCGGATAAACCATATCAGCGTCAAGAAAAGCTATGTGTGTCGCCCCTCTGGAGAGGGCTGCCTCAACTTGCTTTTCCCTCTTCTCAGCTATGTCCCCGCCTCTCGGTGTGTCTAGGAGTATGATGTCTGGCCTCTTCATCGCAAACATAGATAGGTGCGTGTATGAGTGGATGTAAGGCCACGTAAGAGGTTGGGCTATAGCTAAGAGAATGTGTTCAGGCCACTCTTTCATGGGTTGCCCCTTTCAAAAGTGTAAAGTACAGTTATTTCTATTTCAAAGAACCCGAAGCCTTGTTGTTGAAGGTGAAACCATCCTTCGTCAGTCGAAAGGCTCACAAGCGTAGTCTCTCCTTTGTAGGTGTTGTCATCTGAGTCAAGCGCCGTAATAACATCATCAATGATGTCGCAGAGCGCAGATTCTGGGTCACTGCTGTTCTGAGAATAGCCCCTGATCTTGATGTGGAGGGTCGAGTAAACGCTCCCTCCGAGGGTGTCCTCGAACTCCTCGTTCCCGCCCAAGACCATGAGGACAGGAAAATGCTCTTCTGTGTCCCAAAAAAGCATCTTCCTCTCCACACGCTGGACATCGGTGTTGTACCCATTGGCGGTGGATATTGTTCCTAGGAGGGTCTTGTACGCTTCCAGAATTGTGTTTCTCTTGCTCATAATCTCCTCCCCTCCACGCCGGCCTCAATTGCAGCTTCCCATAACTCTTGGAAGAGGCCGGAGCTAAACATATCGTCAAGTGCAGGTTGTAGGAACGGCCTGGCTTTTATCTGCATTAGCCTCATGAAAGGGCTGACCCAAACGGGAAAGGGGAACGGCGGGCCGAAGTACCCAAAGGCGTGGGTCTGCATCCTTATATGCCCCTTCACTGACTGGGCTTTCGTCAGCCCAAATTCATGGACGTTGGCATAGGGAACTTTCGGATGCCCTCCAACACCGGAGCCAAAGTCGGCTATCAACTTTCCTCCGTAGAACCTCGCATTTGTCCTCCCTATCGAAGCTCGCAACCTCCCACTGCGGGAGTGCAGCCTATTAGGGTCAAGCGGGATGTTCCTTGCAAACCTGCTTCCTGAGAGGCCCGCAATATACCAGTTCTTCGCTCTGTCTACCGCAAAGTCAAGGGACTTGTTAAGCGCAACTTTCATGTTATGCCTGATGGTGCGGTTCGCAAGCCTCAGGTTCCTAATAATCTTTCTCGTTGTAAACGTCGGCTCAAGTTTTATCTTCATTAGTAGCTAAACGCTGCCTCAATATGATGGAAATTTCCCTTCCTATCAAGGAATCTGTCAAACGCAATTATAGGGTAGTCTTCCCCGTCAATCTCGACAAAGCAATCCGTGAGGTCAACATCGGAGAAGAGGAAGAAGAGGCCCCGTGGCACGGAAAGTTCATTTGTTATAGATCCTACTCGACGCTGGGCCTCGACGTCTGTTCCTTCGAGCCAAACGTCGTAGTCGCCAATCTCACTCTTCCCGAATGACCCAGAGCCTGTGCTCGTCTTCCTCTTTAAGGTTACTCTTGCGTTGGTGAAACCCACTTCCACCTCTCCACGTCGTAGTTGTCGATGTCGTCGGGGTCGGCCGCCAAGGAGCCTGCGCCAACAACGGAGCAGTACTCCTTGTACAGCCTATCGTATTTCTCGAACTTAGCAGAGAGTTCCTCATACATCCTCCCCATGCGGTAGGTTGGGAGGAACTTTTTACGGAGGATGTCAAAGACCTTCATTCCAGCGTACTTGACTTCGTCGTCATCATAGTTGCTGAGGATGGCAGTCTTCTCCGTCTCACTAAGCTCATCGAGGGCTTCACTTCCAACTTCAAGAATAAGTGTCAACTCATCCATGATTAACTCGTAAGGTTGTAAGCATAAACTCCAAGGTCAGTTGCCAACACCACAAGCTGGGACTTCACCGATGCCTCAATGCGGAGGGCGTCGTTGAGGTGTGGCATCGGGATTCTTCTGGTGATGATGTTGTTTCCGCCACGGCCTCTGTAGGTGATGTGGTATGCTGCTGCTGGCTTGAACTTGCTTGGTCTATCAGGGACGTAGTACAGCAGCATAGAGCCGTTGACCATGTAGTCAGTACCACCGCTGTTGATGGCGTTTGCGATGTAAATCTTGTCGAGCTCAAATAGCTTAGCCAAGAGGCCGACTGTGACAACCTTGTCGTTGGTTGTCTTCATTCTGTCCATGATATGGGTGTTGCCTTTGAGGGCTCGGAAGACATCGGCAGCAATGATTGCTCTGTTGGGCGCAAACCCAGTAACTTTCTCGATTTCCTCTGCCCAGGTCATCACCTTGTCGACGGGATCGACGTCACTTACACCTGAAGTTTTCGCATCCCACTTGGACGCTGTTTCATTGTGGTCTGTCCCCCATACACCCGTTGTGAGGATGGAGTTTACCACGTTCTGCAAGAGCACCCTTCGAAGTCGCTGCATCACAAAGTCAACTGCATCGTTCACGGGGTCGAAGGGGTTGTCGTACTCGTTTGCATCGTCTTTGGTGATGTCATAGTGGAAGGCGAACTCTTCGAGGGTGTAGAGCTGCTTATCGACCTCGTATCCTTCCCCCACGCTCTCGGTCGCTCCGATCCTCTTATAGTCGTTCACCGTTCCAATGCGAATCCAGTCAGCCTTGTTGTACTTTGCAATGTATCCAGAGAGCTGCCTGGAGTTTACCTTCGGGAATACTTGGAAAGCGTCAAATTCGTTATCCAACAAATATTTGTTCGCCACGTTGGAGACGAACTTTGGTCTTATCTGATCGTACCAGTGTGCCATTATCTACCTCCTTTTATCCGTACAGAAGAACTTTGATTGTGCCTGTTCCGGAAGACTTGGCTTCCTTCGCAATTGCCCTGATGATGTGGGAGCCGATTGTCGCTTTCACAAGGCGCCCATTAGCAGCTCCGGTCAGGGGGTCCTCAACAGCGATTGCTGTCGAAGCATTGACTTCAGCTTCGCACTCTCCGCTGATGATTATCTCACTTGCTTCCCCTGCTGGTCTCCCCTGGGAGACGATGCCGTAGACAAAGTCCCCAGTAGACGCAGTCAACACTCCATCAAGTCCAACTGCAAACCCTTCTTTATCCTCCAAGGAGGCAGACGTATTTACTACGCTTGTCTTTCTTAAATTCTTCTCCATATTACTTCCTCCTCATTGCTCTCATTTTCTCAAGTTCGATGACAGCCTCATGGCGCTGCAAGCCGTGCTCCTCAGCGTACTTCTCGACTTCCTCGTCACTGTAGTCGTCATCCTTCGGCTCGCTTACCTCAGTAGAGCCTTTCTGTGCGCCAAGGTCGTTAATGACAGCCTGGAGCCTTGCGATCTCGTCAGCAATGGTGTCGATGGTTTCTTGTTCAACTTTGCCAAAGAGCGGAACCAGCATCTTGGCTGCATCCTCTCCGATTTTGGCTGTCATGTCCTTCCTAAACATTGTTTTCTGAAGCTCCATGATCCTCTTCTCAGTCACAGAGAAAGCCTCTCTCTTTCCTTCCTCGACCAGCTCTTTTGCCAGGTCAGGATACTTCTCCATCAAAATTTCTTTCGTGAGCTTATCACTCATTTCTTTTCCTCCTTCATCTTCTTTGATAATGCTTTCAAATGAACCTAGTCTGTCAATCATGCCGACAGCGAGGGCTGCACGTCCAACGAGGACACCGCCCTGTCCAAAGTTATCAAGTACATACTTCTTATCGACGCCCCTGTTTTCAGCGACGGCTTCGACGAAAACATCTGCAATTGCGTCGAGGGTCTTGCGGACTTCGTCCTTCCCTTCCTTTGTGTTGATATCCGGCCTTTTGCGTGGGGCGTTGGAGCTTACGATTTCGACTGTGTCATCTTCTCGCTTGCGGAACGTAGCAACAACGCCTATACTCCCAACGAGGGCGGTCTCATCAGCTACGATTTCACTCGCTGCGGAGGCAAGCCAGTACGCCGCTGATGCTGCAGAACCCTCAACGTAGGCGATAATCGGCTTTTTCTCCGCTCCCTGCTTGATGATCTTCGCTAACTCGTTGATCCCAGTGACTTGCCCACCAGGGGAATCGAACTTAAGGATCACCTTTTTGACGTTTGGGTCCTCGATGGCCTTGTTGATGGACTTCGCCAGCTTCCCTGTAGAGGTTGCCCCGCTTATCTCGGTGAAGAGGTTCGCATAGCGAAAGATCGGGCCTCTCACAGGGATCACTCCTACATCATCCCTCAACTCGAACCCTCCTCCATCTTCACCAACCTTCACAGCGAGGGCTTCTGGGTCCCCATTTCTCATCACAATGTCATACATTGTTTGGAGCCACGAAGGCTCAATAAGCCAGGGATCAGCAGCCATTGCGCCGATTGCTGAGGTCTTGATTGTAGCCCTGTGAGCTTGGAGGTGGTCGATGACATGTTGGGGCGCTTTCTTTCCGCTGCGGGCGCCATTCGCTTCAGACCACGCAGCCTTCAACCCTCCAGTGTGGAGTAGAAGTTCCCCGTCAACCCATATCCCATCATCATCTTTCTTAGTCCCACCCTTGACCCAATGGTGCGGATACTTCCACGTGGACTTCTTTCCTTCTTCTCCCATATCAGCGAAAGCCTGGCGAGGGAGCGCTGTCTTATCGACTTCGCTCCACCGAGGCTCATTGTCCGCTGTCTTGCTATTGTGTCTGAATGCCATAGTCATATCTCCTTTTCTATCCTTGAGCTGTGCATTGCAGATGGCGTAACGCTGCTTTCTATCAGGATACTCCCGCTTCATTACCTCATCTGCCATGCACCGCTTAAGGAAGTCGTCTTTTTTCTCTCCTTTCCTAGGCTTCGGAATCGGCACTCCACCCTCCTGCTTGCAAAAACGGTTCGATGTCCTTGATCTGATCCTCATCATCCTCATAAGGGAGGTCAGCAATTGCTAGGAGAGCTTTCTCCATCGGGACAGTTGGGGTAATCACGCCGGTTTTGACGAGTCGAGCGACGAAAGATGCAAGATCTGCAAGGTCTGCGACGTTGGTTGAGGAGAAGCTGATTTGTGGCGGGGTGATGTTGTTGTATTCGCAGATTTTAGCGATGATCTGGTTGTTTATGGTTTCCTCAATAGACCTGATGTACGCATCGCAGGCGGAAAGGAAAACTCGAATCATGGCTTCGATGTTCCCCTTGGAGGTGAGGGAGGAGGCACCTCCAGCGAGAAAGCTCTCTAGCAATCCTGCTGCCATTTCTGAGTTGTAGCGCTGGATAATGTCTGTTGTATTTATTGACGAAGTCCCGTCACTCCGCACGAGAGAGAATTGCCACCCTGCTGGGATGACGAGACCCTGTTGATTGTCTTTCCGGACGTTGCCGACTACGTCCACCGCCCAGTCAAGTGTAGCAGCAACGGCCGGATCGTAGTGAGGGGAGGACTCATCAGCCGCAGTAAAGTCGAACCCCTCGGGGGCCTGGAGGAGAGGGAGGCCAGTTAGGTCTCTGTCAACTCCTGTAGCCTCGGCGGCTTCACAGGAGATTTTGTAGTAGTAAGGCTTGTATAGGTGCCTGAGGAGGCTGATCCCATAGGGGGAGCGCCCCTCCTTGAGGAAGATGTGATGCACACATTTTTTGTACGGAATTTCGTGAGTGCCATCCGTTGCCTGCTGTACGACCTTGCCTTTGGAGTTGTTGATGGCGCTGATCGTGGGCTGGTGCAGGGGAATGACATCTTTTAGGATGACCTTCCCGTCCTCGACCGTCCAGACCCTTTCGCCGATGTAGAACCCGTAGGTGAAGGCTGAGGTGATGTCTTCGATGAGGCCCGTGATCCCCCCAGGGAGGGCCTCAAGCTGGGGGAGGATGAAATCAACGTTCTCGCCGTCAATGTCAATAGCGACCCGCTTTATAACATTCTTGATTGAGAGTATGAGCCCTCCGACAATGGGCTCGTTTCTCTCCATAACTCGAAACTTGTCGAGGCCATCGGGTGGAGAGAGGTCGTCCATGAACTCAAGATCAGGGAGACCAGATTGTTGCTCGTCATAGCCAGGCGACCCGTAGATGCGGCGGGATACGTTCTTGTCTTTGGATGTTGTCTTGCGACTGAAGATTTTTAGAAGTTTCATGCTCCCCTTTTTGAGCAATTTGTCGGCGTGCAAATTGCTCACCAATGAAAGATTTTATAGGTCTACTGGGAGCATACATAAAAATGGAGGGGTTGTCAAGGCTTTTATTTTACACGATAAATTTCCGGTATTTCCCAAACTTGTGGCTTCGTTTCTTGGTGTGGAGTCTACGAAAAATGGACACAGCCTTGGCAGGGACGTTCCTACAAGCTGTGAGAGCGAGGAAGTTCTCAACAGCCTCCGTCATCATCATGGCGTCGGCATAATCGGGGGAGAAACCTAGGCGGGCTTTGAATGCGATTTTGTCCTCCATCGCTATTGGGCCTTTTGAATAGTCAAAGCGAAGGTTCGCAAGCTCTTTCTTCAGCCTCTCCGGAGGGTCAACGGGGAAGTTGTAGGTGGGGAAGTTCTTATGGAGCTTATAGTAGTTCTCCGCTCGTTTGTCCTTGTACATGAGCTGATGATGGGCTTTTTCAGGCCCTACAAAGCCGAGGACAGGGAAGCGGTTGAGCTTCGCCAGGTTCGAGTAGGTACCTGCGCCAAGCCCGTGGGCGTCAATGACTGCACAAAACGGACGGTTGATATACATGGTTCTCCAGATTCTCTCAACTTCATCAGCAACGAAGGTGGGGTCAGTCTTATAAAACTCATCCCACCGAACAAAAGAGTTGCCTATGCGGTGACAGAAGACACAGACGTCCGGCCCTCCTCCGGCAACGTCCACACTGAGGATAACTGGGCCCTCTGTCATGGAGCGCTGAGTTGCTACGACTTTGTCGTAGACCTCTGGAGCCACAACGACGCTCTCATTGACGTCAATTGGCAGCCCCAAGACCTTCGCCCTGTACATCGGAGAGTCTTTGCCGTAAATGTGGATAATTGTTTGGATGAACTCCTCATCGACGAGTGGGGAGTCCATGACGTTGTAGAAGAGAACCTTGAAGTCCTTTCCTTTCCCTTCAGGGTCGGAAATGACATCGTAGTAGAACCCTCCGGTGGAGACGGGGTTGGAGATGAGGAGGATGTAGGAGTTCTTATCGGTCATTGTGCCCACGAGGGCGGTGAAGACGGGATCAGGCACACCACTGTTGCCTGTCCAGTAGGCAACTCCGTTCCGTCGCACATAGATAGTATGATGAGGTTCAGTTGAAACGCACCAAATTCTTCCTTTATAATGAATTGGTTTTATGTTGTGTTGCCTCACTTTAAAATCAGTAGAGGAGTTTGAAACTATTGACACTACATAGTCATTATCTGAAGTTGTAGCAAAATGGTCTTTGATGAATTTTACTTGTCCTTTAATATTTCTTCTCGTTATTGTTGAGTACAGTCCGCACTTGATTGCCACTTCTTGAATATCGTCAGCAAGTTGTTTTGACATAGTATATATTATATGTCTGTTTTCAGTTTGAGTGTAACCGTCGCCTTTTATCAATGCTGCTAGCAACATAAACAAGTATTTTTTATCAAGATTCTTTACGTATAATGGGATTTGTTTGTTTTTCGCTCCTTTTCCACAAGCAAGCAACTCGTTGTATAGTTGACTACAGTAAATTTTGATGTCGTTGTTGTGGATAGAGTACTTGTATCCTAGCCTATCTAACAGATTGCAAATAGCAGTTCTGCCTTGTTCATCTGCTTGTGTTATTCCCACGTATCTATCTTGGATCAAGTAGCCCTCAGAGATATACCAACCAAGCAATTGGCACCAATCACTCAACTCTACAGGTTTTGGCGGATAGTATTTTCTTGGAGTTCTGTATTCCTTGAGTATGTACAGTTTCTCGTCTTTCCCTTTAAAATTGACTGTTTTAGGAATAAGCCAAGGAGTCTTCTTTGAGATGTCAAACTCACACATTTCTTGTATTCTGATTCCTGTGTTTCGCTTGGCTCTAGTATTACGTCTTCTGAAGACGACATTGTGGTGAGGAGAAAACATGAAACTCATGGTTCTGGACTTGTAATAGTACATGAGACCATCGTAATCTTCGTATTTGAAGATTCCTGTGATTGGCTTGTATTCAGCTTCCTCAGTTAGTGGATCCATTGTGAGGACTTTATGGTAAGTTTGGATTGAGTCAATTGTTTGCCAACCGTAGTCAGTAAGTATCTCAGTTTTATCGTCGAAGCAAGCCTCGTCCACCTCAATGAGGATTGAGGGAGCATGGAAGCCCGCAAGAGTATCATTGAGTTCCCTCTTATCCTTGCTAACTGTCCTCGCAGTTGCATACCACTCACGGAAGCCCTCGACGTACAGCCTCCCCTTCACACGCTTGAACAACTTCGCAAGCCGGCACCTCTTCAACCAGGTGTCGATCTCCGACCAAAGGACGTCATTCAGCTGTTTTGCTGTGGGAGCGGTCGTGGGGACTTTTGCGAAGGGATGCGTAGTGAGGAACCAGAGGATGAGGATGGCGGAGACTGCGGTCTTTCCTATTCCACCACCTGCTGAGACGCATACATACCTGTTTTTAACGAGATGATGGGCAATCTCCTCCTGTTGCCAGGTCAACCCTGAGAGTTTGAGGCCCTCGAAGGAGATGTATCTGTTTGCCCAGCCGACGGGGTCATCCCTGTACTGCTGTGAAATCTCATTTACTATCTTTAACGTCTTTCTTTGTTTTTGATTCACTCGTTACCTCTCGCCACAGCTTATCCAAGTCATCTTCCTCTTCCTCTTTTCTCCCCTCTTTCAGCAGCTTCAGGTCAAATTGGAGGATGCCGAGGGCAGCCTTGAGGGCGGATGTTTCGTCGTCAGCTGTATCTACAGTAGCTGATAGGCGGTTGAGGGCTTTCCTGATTCTTGCTTTCGACGCCATCCGCTGCTCCTCCTCAAATTCGACGTCAACGGCTTCACTGATTTGCTTCCTTGCTTCAGGAAACTCCCGCATGAGCCTTGCGAAGGAGCCAGGCTCGAGGTCAAGTTCATCCTCAATGGAGAGGAAATCGCCGAAGCGAAGATAAAACTGAGCGATCTTCTTCAAGAAGTTTTCATCGTTTTGTATGGCGTCAACAAACTCGTTGTAGTCCATTTGCAGCCTCCGAAAGCAGGAAGTCCATGATGGTTTTTGCAGGCACGACAGGCGCTGAGGGGTGGATCTCCTTCCAAAGGTCTTTCTCCAAAGCAAAAACCCTGTGCTGCATTCCTGTGAGAATGGGGGAGTAGCAAAAGACCTCGCAGTCCTCCATAAAAGGACGGTGGATGTTCTCAACCCACCACTCAGCAGTCTTTGGCAATCTGGGATCTCTCTTCATGTCTACGAACCACGCAGCGGGGGCAACTGGGATGGCGCCTGCGACAAGCACCCTCCTGCAGATGAGTTCAATTTCATCAAGTGAGCGGAGCTTCGCCCTGGGATTCGTAGTGTTGATCTGTCCGCTCACGTACACTTTTATCATAGAAAGCCCTCCGGATTTTCTCCAGTGCCCAGAACGTGGGAGTGATGCCCGATTCGGGGCATGGGATTACTTCAACGTTATCAATTTTGCGGAGCCCTGTCAAGGACAGGTTTAACCAATTTGCAATGAACGGGACGATGGCGTCCCTCGGGAGCTCCATACTGAATATGCCGGACGCCCCCACCCTTCGCCAATATGGGTCGTTTGGGTCAAGGTCGGGGATGGACGAATCAATAAGGGCACGGACGACCTTTGAAATGTTCATCCCTGTCAAACGACTCACCTTCTCCAGCTTCATCAACTGCTCCTCCGTAACAGCGAAACTCAAGGTTTTTGCGTAGTTCTTTTTCTTCTTCATAAGTCCTCCTCATAGGAATCAAGGATTTTTTTGTCAAGTTCGTTTATGATGTTTGCTATGTCCTTCGTGAATGCTTTCTTTTTGGCGGTGATATTAAACACCCTCTCATTGATCGTGAAGTCGAAGTCATGGTGCTTGCTTATGTTTGGGGTGATGGAGACAACTTTCGAGTACTGATCTAGGTAGGAGAGAAACTCACCCACGGTGGCACTCTTCTTCAACGCCCACTCCACCTTCACAAGGTTCACCCCAAAAATCTTCCAGATCTTCAACTTCCAAGCCTCATCCTGCGGATAGCACCCGTTTGCGAGGATTGTTCTCATGAGATCGCTAAGCGAGACATTGTGCCTCTCTGCTTGTTCCTTAAGGGATGTATAAAGGGTCGCTGGGACCCTCAAAGAAATCTTCCTCTCTCCTCTTCTCACTTTCTCCTCCTCTTAAGTTCTCGTCGATTGTAGCGATGAGGTGCTTGAGGGCAATCGAGATGTTGAGGCCCTCCCTCGTCAAGCGGTACTTCAACTTCCCTCTGTCGTCACGGAATCTCTCAGATAGGCCGTAAAACTCAAGGTCGTAGGGAATGTAGCTGATCCCCATCTCAATGAGTTCCTGGGCAGTCACAGGCTCGTCTGAGATGATGAGGAGCGGGCGCATAAACTTGTCACTTAGCAGCTTCTTGAGGAAGCGCACACTCTTGTCATCTTTATTCCGCAACCAAATACTTTTTGCCTTCTTTGACTTCAACATGGGCATCCCCCAAGTCTGAGAGCAGCTCAAGGAGTTCTTTGAACTGGTCTCTTGTTATTTCTGTGTGAAAAGTGCGGATGAGGTCTGCAAGAGGGAGGCGCCCTCCCCTTGCGCTCAACAACTGCACTGTCTTGTATGCGTAATGTGCTAGCTTGTTTGGAGACGAGAGAATGAAGGCGATGCGCATCTTCCTCTCGATTCCATCAAACATCTCCACAGAGGTCTCAATGTCGCTGACGTCCACAACCAACCTCTTGTCTGCGAGAGCTAGCAGAGCTGCAATCTTGAGAACGTGGGTCTTGACTTTGCGCTCCTGATAGGCGACGAGGCGGTGGTCCTGGGAGGCGTCAATCTCCTGTGAGATGTACCAATCCCTATAGAAGTCCTCTGCTGTCCTGCTTATCTCGATCTCGTTGTAAAGCTCCCCCATCCACAACAGGTGCTCGATGAGCCTTTCCCTCGCTTTGAGCTGTGCGTCTGTAAGGGAGGGCGAGGGCTCCTTTCCTCGTTTCTTGTCCTCGTAGATAATGATCGTGCGGGCAAGGAAGCCGGTGGAGTTCATGTCAGAGACTACGTTTTCCCCAAACCACTCAGGCACGGCTGCTCCAATCAAGTTGAAATAGGGGTTCGTGACCTCGAAGACTCCAGCGTTCTTTGTCTTGTAAATGAGGACGTCGTCCTTGTCCCAGATGTTCACGAGGAACTTCACCATGTCCACGCCAGAGGCGAGGAGCACGTTTAGTTCAGAGGCGACGTATGTGATGGAGGAGTGCCTGAACATCTTCCCCTTGACCTCGATCTGTTTTTCAAGCTCACACATCTCCATTATTATCTTTTCCTTAAGGACTGAGTCCTCGAAGACATTGTATCCCGCTTCCTTGAGGAGCCTCATCCCGATGGAGAGGGATGTGGACTTCGCACAGACACCTGGAGGCGCCACGAGGACGACGTACAAGTTGAGGAAGAGCTTGAAGAACCCTCGGTCGATCCACAACCGCTTCTCTGCTGCGCCCGCAAGGGTGGACATTGCCACCCAGAGGTGCATGACCTCCGGCGTCTCGTTTCCTTCTGTATAAAAAAGGTAGTCTTCTACAAACTTCGGGTATTTCATACCTTGAGCTCATTGTAGACTTTTTCTATATCGTTCAAGTCTTTGACCTCTTTGAGTGTACCCCAGGAGTAGCCGAGCTCGAAATCGAGGGGTACTACGAATGTGAGGCCGTTGACTGTTATAGGGACTTCAACCAGCTTCTTCATTGCATACATGCACTTTATGATGGTTTCAAGGTCATCGTCTACTTGGCAGAGGATGGAGTCGTAGACTGAGAGACGAAACTCCCAGGAAGGGAGATCCTCTTCGTAAATGCGTATCAACCCCTCGTTGAGGTAGTCCGCAGCAGTGGACTGGGGTTCTGCTGCGATGGCCTCACGGAACGTTTTGTCGTTGAGGGGCCCGAAGAACTGGATTACTCTGCCAAAGACAGTGCGGATCACCCTTTCCCTCTTGACTTGCCTCTCTACCCGCTGCTGCCACTCCCTCAGACCAGGCCGAATCTCGTAGTACCTTGCTTGGAGCTCCGCAGCTTCTCTTTCGGAGCAACCGAGGATAGCAGCCATTAGGCGCTTCCCTAGGCGGTAATGTGTGCCGTGCGCTATGCGTTTCGCTGTGTAGCGGTGGGTGGCTTTATCAACTTTGTCGTAAGGGATATGGAAGAGGAGTGCCGCTGTCTCTGTGTGAAGGTCTGTCTCATCAAACTTTCGCAACCATTCCTCATTACCGCTAAGCGCAGCGACAATGCGGGCCTCCACTTGGGAGAGGTCGGCCTGAATGAAAATTTTGCCCTCATCAGCCTTGTAGAAGGTGCGAGTTTCTTTAGGGATGTTTAGCAAGTTTTTCCCTGAGCCTGTGATGCTTTCTGAGGACGCAAACCTGCCGGTGTAAGTGCCGTGGATCTTCAGTGCTGTTCGTATCCTTATGTCGGGGTCGTACTTGAGGTTGTAGAAGTCTCGCTTCTTCTTTGTTTCCCTGAGCTTTCTTATGAGACCAATGTGCAGCTTGAAGGGTGTCGGCATCCTCTCCAACTTCTGGAGCTTCTCATCATTTGTCGTAACCTTCCCATGTTTCTTTTGCACGGGGAGCTGCCAGTCCTTGTAGATGAGCTTCTTGAGCTGAACGTGAGAATTTGTGTTGACATCGCCTATTGTTTGCTCCTTGATTGTTTCAAGGACTTCGATTGCCCGCTCATTTTTCTTGCGGAACTCTTCAATGGCGTACAGATCGAGTTTTGTGCCCCGAACCATAGCGAAGAGGCAGGGGCGGATGAGGGACATCATGCGGTTGTAAGCCTTGCGGGTGCCCCACTCATCTATCTCTCGCTGTTGAACTTCCATTATCTCGTATGTCAAGCAGCAGTCCTTCCCGCAGTAGATGTAGAGGGAGTCCCAGTCGACGGCGCCCCTCTTCACATCTTTCAGATAGTCCTTGACATCTTCGCCTTCCTTCAGGTCCTTCCAGTAGGGCTCGTTTGTGTAGATGGAGGCGCAGAACGCTAGGGACTTGAGGAGCGTAGGGTAGATTGCGTGCTGGGCCAGCATGGTGTCGCAGTAGATGTTATTGTTGAGGATTTTGTAGTAGTAAGCGTTGTGCATACAGTCAAAGAGGGCGTTGTGGAAGACCTTGGGTGTGGAGGAGGCACAGAAGCGGGAGAGTTGGCGGAGGACAATCGGGTGGCGGAGGAGCTCCTTGGAAAGAACAAAGGCTTCTTTCTTGGAGGTCGCCATGCCATAGGCAACCATCACCGGCCCAGTTGTCTCGATGTCGCACACCACAGAAGAGGGGTAGTCTGTGAGGTTGTGAAGGAGTTTCAGAGCCTCGGTCTCGTTCGTAACAGTGCGAATGTTGCGCTCAGGATAAAGAATCTCTGGGAATTTGGACTCACGGGCAGCCTTCTTCAAATCAAGGATGCAGATAGGCTCGAAGCGTCCGTTCCCCCTTATGATGTTCCCTGGGTGGATGATGGGGAGGACTTTGAGACCTGGGACGAGGGTGCAAGGGAGGATGGCACCACGATACTTCGTAATTTGGGGACGGTTTGTGAGGACGTTCAGCGCCTTTGCACCTACAGCGATGACAAGGTTGAGACCTTCGGCCTTCAGTCGCTCCAGGTCCTCGGCTAGTTGCCTCCGGCCTTCAGCAATCACTTCCTGGGACAGGGTGTCATATCTGTTCTTGAACGGACGCTTGTGGACAGTGTTCGTCACGAAGCACTCATGCCACTTGAGGCCAGCGAAACGGAACCACTTCCGAAGAATCTGTCCCTCGTACCCAATGAAAGGCTTGCCCCTGCGGTCTTCCTCTTCCCCAGGCGCCTCGCCGACGACGCAAATCTTAGCTGGGTTTTGTGGGACCTGTTGGATTAGGCGCATTTTTTCTCCTCGATGTAAGCAATTGTTGCTGAGATGCTTTTGTTGTAATGACGTTCGAGCTTTTCGCAGCCGATGAACTGCCTGTTGGTGTCGTAACACGCTCGGATAGTGGAGCCACTCCCGCAGAAGACGTCGAGGACGGTGTCGCCTGGGGAGGAGAATGTCTGGATAATGTCGATGATGAGGGCCTCCGGCTTTTGAGCAGCGTGAAAGCGCTTGCCTGCTGGAGGAGGTGGGTAGGTGAAGATGTTGGAACGGCCTTGTTTGGTGAGACGGGCGTCAGGGGTAGTGTATGCGTACAGGGCGATTTCGGCGGCACACCCGACACGGAGGGTTGATTGAATTGACCGCCCCGTTGCCCCCGATTTGACCCATATCAACGGCACCCTTGGAACGTAGAACCCTGCACGTTCAGCCATGACACACACGGCCTCATACAATTGATATGACGTCCACAAAACCATGTACCGCCCGTCACGAAGGACACGGCGGAAATGGGGCATACATGCCTTCAGCAGGGCGACGATGTCAGCCTGCTCGTCTTCGTACGCTTCCTCCGGAGAGGCGACAACATCATCCAAGTTGATGCCATACGGTGGATCAGTGAGTACTAGATCCACCGAGGCATCGTCGAGGGTGGAGAGGAAGGAGACGGCATCCCCTAGGCGATAGTTCGCCAGAAGGCCCTCGAAGTCAATTTTAGCTTTCGCAGCCTTCGCCTTCTCAACTGCACCGAGTATCTTCTTTTTTTCTTCAGCATCCATCCTGCGAACAGCTTCACTCACGGAGGTTGCGTCCTTAACAAGCTCCTCGTTGTCAGCGATCTTCAGGAGCCGACTAACCATAGCAGGGTCTTTGCCCAGGAGTTTCGCTGTGTCCTTCACAGTCCAACCGCCAGTGTGTCCTGGGACGGGGCGCCCCTTCTCTTCGACGCCCCTCTCATGGATAGCTTTGACCAACCGAGCGATTTCGACGGGCTTCAGGTCCGAGCGTTGGATGTTCTCTTCGAGCTGGGCCACGAGGTCGTCGATGCCCTCCCTCAAGATGAAGTGTTTTCCCTCCTCCAGGTAGGTTAGTCCGAGGTACTCGGTGAGGGCAATGAAGCGACTGCGGCCCGCTCTCACAATGTAGGAGTCCCCGACTTTCTCCACAAGGATTGGCTGTAAAAGCCCGACGTTCTTGATGGAGAGGGCCAGGTCTCCAATTCCTTCTCGCTCTTCCCTGAAGTCGCTTTCGAAGATAAATTGCTCAGCTGGTACACGCATCTCCTTACTCCATCGCCGTCAAGTTCTTAATTTCGTTGCGCATTTCCCCTTCGTACTCTCGCTGGCGGACGTCGAGGATAGCCTCGAGCCCCTCGAAGTCCTGGGTGTCAAGCTGCTTGCCACTTTCAATGCCTGCGGCTTCGGCGTACTGCTTCACTTTCCAGGTGACGGAGAGGACGACGTTGTCAAAAAGTTTTCGTCCTTCGTACTCACCCTCGATGACAACCCACTCCATCTTGAGCATCGGCTTCCCTGTGGTGCTTTCCACGAGGGTGCATTTGTCTAACCGAGCAGGATATTGTCCTGCTGGAAGGGGATCGAAACCGCTTTGGACTTCGGCTAAATCGTAGTCTAAGTTGATAATAGTCATAACTGGCCTCCTTTCTTACGCCTCCGGCGGCGTCCATGTTGGTTCAGGAAGCTCCCTGCCGAGGGAGGCTTCCAGATAAGGTTTCATTTTCTCATACGTCGGATTTTCAATGTCAGGTAAGAGCGCCTGGGAGCCTGTGGCGGTGCGTGGGTCTGGGATGCTGCGGAGAACCCTCGTGACTTTTGGTTTGTTGCGGGTGCCGCTGACCCTCGTCTCCAAGCGCAAGTACTCATTCACCATCGAAGGGATGCGGTCCTTGGATTGGCCAGGGACGAGGAGCTGCCTCACAAACTCCCCCGTGACCTCATCCTTTGATGTGTACTCATGTCCGATGATGATAACGTTGCACTTCGCTCCCTTGGATTTGAGGGTAAGGATGAGGGAGAGCATCTCATTGAGGAAGACACCCCAGTCTTGGATCTGGAGCTGCTCCCTCCCCACCTTTCGACGGACGTAGTCCAAGAGGAACTCCGACGCCCTTGAAGTGTTGTCGAGGATGAGCGTGGAGTCCTTGGGCATCCGCAAGGCAAGGCGTTCGACAAGTTTCTTCACCTTGAGCCAGGCAGATTGCTTGATGAAGGCTTTCCCACAGATTTGGACGAAGTCCTCATCTTCCGTTGGCCCTTCGTCTATCTGGATGACGTCGAAATCAAAGTCCAAGTCGTACTTCGCCCGAAGGGACTTGACACTCTTGAGCCCGTCGTCCAGGTCGATGAAGAAGGGCTGTGGGAACTGTGAGGCAAGGACGGTCTTCCCTACCTTTGGTGGGCCCCACAACACTACAATGTACCGTTCAAACTTCATTTCACTCAGTTTCGCCATCTTCTTCCTCCCCTCTGACAAAGATGGTGTCGCCCTCGTAAGCGAAGGAGACGGCGGCGACCTCTCGGCCACACTCCCTACAGACATAGACCTTCGTCTGCGTGGGGAAGCTCCCGTTCTTCCCTTCAAACACGATTTTCTTCCGCTTTACATACATGCTTCCTCCGCAGACGCAAATCACCAGTCCAGCTCCTTCTGCTCACGAGAGATGTTGTAGCACCTATCAATGATTAGTTGCTTTTGAGAGGGGTCGGCCTTACACAAAGGCGTGTATGGGCAGTCCCTCCCAAAGGCTTTGCACGCAAAAGGGGACTTGGGAAAGACCCCTTTCGTGGTGCACAGTGTGTAGAAGGAGAGGAGGAGCTTTGTCTCCTGTCTCCATCTCTTTAACTCATCCAAGGTAAATGTAATGAGGTAGCGGTTGACCTCCAAGCGGTGGGGGTCGAGGGAGTTGATAAGGATGCCCGCTACCTCGGAGAAGTAGACCTTCGCTCCGGCCCAGTACGAGATGAACTGATCGTTTGGTTTGAATTGGAGGTAGTAGGGCTTCGTTGTCTTGTGCTCGACGACGTAGAGCTCCCCATTTACCTTCGCAATCCCATCGAACCGCCCCCTCCACTCATGCCTGCCGATCTTGAAGGTGAAGTCTTTTTCGGCGACGAGGAGTTTGGGTGGCTTCGAGGCGACATACATGTTCAGCAGGGTGATCGCATTGATTCGGTTCTTCACCCCGTGCTGAGGAAACTCCATGTCCTGCAAAAAAGCAAGGGCCTCTTCCTTCCCCTCCTTATGGAACTTTTCTATCGCTTTATGGATAGCCGTTCCGAAGAGCAAATCTGGATTCTTCCCACCTCCCTTCAACACCAAGCCGAGGTCATACGCATAGTGTGCTCGTGCGAAACACAGCTTCATCTCTGCGAGGAAAGAGGAGCGAACGATCACTCGGAGCCTCCGGCGAGGAGTTTCTTGAACAGCTCCTCGTTCTCTTTCTTCTTCTTTGACGAAACCTTGCGTTTGCGCAACGCCTTCTTCGTCTTCGCCTCCAAGGCTCGGAGCTGCTCCTCGTTGAGGGTACGCACGATTTCCTCAATGTCAGCATCTGTCATCTCATGCAAGGGCTTCTTCAGCAGGTCTTCGAACTTCATGACAGCAGCTCAACCACCTTGCCGAATTTGCCTGCGACGAAGGCTTTCTGCACTTCACTCATCAGGTCGGGGTTCTCCAAGAGGGAGTCACGGTTGTCCATGATGAGCTGGAGCGCCTGAGCCTTTGTGGATGTGCGGGCACCTTGGCCTGGGCGGTACGCAGCGACTGCGGCGTCAACTTCTTCTCTGTCCTTCCCCTGCTTGAAGGCTTCACGGGCGATGGCCTGTTGCTTGACTCGGAGAGCAGAATTGATGAGGTAGAGGACGCCCTGTGGGGTGTAGACCTCGATGGCCTCCTCGACATCCTTGGGCATTACCAAAGTAAATTCCCATTCGTTTCCGTCCTTTGTCTTGACGATTCCTGTTTCAGTACGCATAAAAATCCTCCTTTAAGATTTGATTTTGGGGGTTCTCCCCGTTCCGAATTGTTAACGGTGAGAGGGTGGGCGTTCGCACCCTCTCAGGAGCGCTCCAACACAATGGGGGTTCTTTGTTTTTAATGGCTCACTTATCTACTCTGGTTTCCTTAGCGCTCGTGGTTCACTTGAAACCCTTTGGTTTTCTTGCATTCAATGGTTCACTCCATAGTGATGGATTCCTTGAGGAATGTGATTCATTCGTCGCTCTTGGGTTTCTTTTGCCAGTTGATTCACTCCATTTCCCTGGTCTCCTTGTTGACAATGATTCACTTAGCGGCCTTGGTTTCCTTCATGAGCGTGGTTCGCTCGACAACGATGGTCTTTTTGCCGATAGTGGCTCACTCTCAGCCCAAGGGTTTCTGTCCTGACATGGCTCACTTTTTGCTCGTGGGTTTCTTTTGTTTGCTGGTTCACTTCCCCGAACTGGGCTTCTCGTGCACAATGGTTCACTTCTCGAAACTGGTTTTCTTGTTTTTGATGGTTCACTTTTATAAGATGAGCTCCTTAATATGTCTGATTCACTCTTACAGAATGGATTTCTTAGATTGTGTGATTCACTTCTAAAGACTGGTTTCCTGCCTTATTGTGATTCACCTTTTTAGTAAACCCACCCCCTTTCCTCAGGCATAATCATCCTTTCATGCCCCAAGTGTGCCACGGGGTAAACTGGGTCTGTCGGCAATCCAGCGATCGTCCGCCCTACATACCACCAGTCGGCGAGAAAGTGCTTCATTATCGCTCGCATAGCTGCGCTGTGACGGTGCGAAGGCTTCGTCTCACACCAAGGCTTCTCTATGAGCTTCCCCTGAGTGTTTCTTGTTTTGACGATGCGACGGCTGTTCTCAAGCCGCTTCTTCACCCTGTCGTAGACCTTGCGGTAGGGCCCTCGGCTCTTGACTTGGGAGTCTGCGAGAGTGTAGAGGGCTGTCCGGAGGGTCTTGTTTCCGCCGGAGGCTTCGCCTTTCGTGTACCTCTCGTGGGAGGCGCAGTGGAGTCCAGTGTACTTCCACAAGGAAGACGCATGTTTCGCTTTTTCAAGCCGGATGTACACTAAGCAGAAGGCAACCGTCATAGGCCCTACGCCTCGCACCCCAAGAGCAGCTTTCGCCAACGGGGAGTCGATGGACTTCACGAACTTCTCCACAGCCCGACTCCTCTCCCTCAACTTCAACTCGACCCCTCGGAGCTGGGCCTCGAGCCAGGCGACAGTGTCGGGGTTGAGGGAGTCGGTTTGGCGCTTGTAAGCGAGTAGCTGGTTTGCGAACTTGTTGCGCAACTTCAGGATCTGCTGGCGGTCGTCAACCAGGCGTTTTAGTTCGTCGAGGTCGGCAGGGCGGATGACAAGGTTGCCGTGACGCTGCATGTGGGCAACGGGGTGGACAACCCTGGTGTTTTCGTCTGTGTAGGTTCCACCTTGTGCTTTTGGAGTAATGCGGTCGGTGTCGAAGAGAGCTGTCCACTCCTCTAGCAAGACGTTTGAGAGGGCACATTCGCCGTTTTGCCGCTCTTTGATTTTCTTCTTGAGAGCCTCTTTTGCCATGACTTCTCCTTTCTAGTACCTGATGATAAGGTTGCCTGAACGCTCCACCTCGATGGCGTCCATCACTTTAAGGAAGGTCGCTTTCCCAAGGACGTTCTGGGCCACCTTTTGCTTTGCGAGGATGTCCTCCCTCGTGCAGATGCCCATTTTCCAGAGAGACTCCGCCCTCTTTCTCCCAATTCCTGGCAACCTGACGAGATCAATGAGCTTCGCAGGAACGCCGGACTTAAGCATCATCTCTAGCACCTCCGTGTACTCTTTGTTGAGGCCCGCAATCCGCAGGGCGGCGCAAATCCGCTCTACATCGGCGAGGAACCCGAAGACCACGGTGGAGACGAAGTCCGTGACGGGCTTTCCTGAAAGCCAGTGGTAGATTGCGGTTGCGAGGATTGTCTGCGCTCCGTAGGGGAGTTTGATGACGTCCTTGAGGGTGTCAGGGATGAAGGTGTCGTACGCCAGCGAAGGGATGTTGGCGAATGCTTTTGCAATGAGGGTTGGGGCAGTTGGCTTCGAGCTCAAGTTTGCCTTCAGGTGGTACAGGTCTATGGGGTCCACGTACATGAGGGCAGCGGCTCGGCCCACAGAAGAGACTGTGGGGAAGTCCTTAGGCCCACGGACGATCCCGTATTTGCGCAGGAGCTCCATTGCCTCAGCGGGGGCATCCCCAAGCAGATCCTGGTGGGCCGCAAGAGTGGAGTCGAGGAAGTTGGAGATGTCATGCGCATCCATCCCCTCACGGGCGATAAACGACACAAGGTGGAAGTATATCCTCCTCGGGAGGACGCTCTTCACCTCTGGCACGTTCATTACCTCTTCACGCATCTTCTCAAAGTACCAGTCCATGAAGATGTAGTAGACCACGCCCTTCTCACTGAGGCCGTATCTGCCGATTCTCCCTGCCTCTTGTTTGATGTCAGCTGGGTCGACGAGGGTGGGGCCTCGGTGGCCGCCCACAATGACGCCCACGTCTGCCGGCAAGTTGACACCGTACGCTAGGGTGGAGGTTGAGACCATCACCCGCAAGCGGCGCTCCCTGAAGGCCTCCTCGTAGGATGCTCGCTTCTCCTTCGGCACCTTACTGTAGTGAAAGGGGCAGTCCAGCACCTCTGCGAGCCTCCTTCCCGTTCCTATGGAGTGGACGAAGATGAGGAACTGGGAGCCTGGATGGCGGTTGAGGATGCGAGCTATCTCCTCAGTCGCCTTTGCCAAGAAGCCCCAGTTCGTATCCGGCGCTCGGATGAAGTGATGCTCCTGGATGACGGGGCGCCAGTCTGTTTTGACGACTCTCGTGGGCTTGGAGTTGAGACGTGTGAGCCAGGAGCCGAGCTCATCTGCGTTTGGGATTGTTGCGGAGAGGAAGATGATGCGGGCCTCAGGGTTGATTTGGGCGAATCTCGTTAGGCCGATCTCAAAGGCGTCCCCTCGTCCATACATGGAGAGCATGTGCGATTCGTCGCTGACGAGGGTGCCGATGGAGCGGAGCCAGCGCCTCGCTCCTCTCGTCTTCGAGTCCAAACACTCCGTGGTCATGAGAATGAGCTGCTCATTGACAGTGACGCCTGGGCGGGAGTGATCACTTGTGAAGGCGACTCGCTTGTAAGGGACGTCTGCCCAGGAGTGGAGTTTTTCGTTTGTGAGGGCTTTCAGGGGGCTAAGGTAGAGGGCCTTGCGCCCGCCCTCGAGGGTGGGGAGCATGAACTGCTCAGCGACGATTGTCTTCCCGCTTGAGGTAGGAGCAAGGACTACGAGGTTGCAGTTCTCCTCTACAAAGGGCCACGTTAGGCGCTGCAGTGGGTTGTAGGTCAGGCCTTTTGCTTTATGATAGTTAAGCATCTCGTTCATTTATCCCTCCAAGCAGGTTCGTAGCAAGAAGATGGCATCTTCAATCACTCTCACAGCAATATGGTCAGCTATGACCTGATTGACGTCCATCTTTCCTTCATTATTCCACTCAAGCATTTCTTCGTAAACAGCTTGTCTTAGGCTTTCTCTTATGTAGGAAACCTCGCTCATTTGTGTTCCTCCTACCAAATAACAAGTTGATCTATGGTGAAGACCCTGCAATAGTATCGTTGTTGAAGCAACTCTATATAGTCCAGCAGGTCTTCTCTGTCGAGTCGTCTAAGGCCCTTCTCTACGAGAATCGTTGCGCCTTTTACGCCACGCAGCTTCTCCAGACCCGTCACATACCTCCATCTCTCCCGTGGGATGCCTAGCTTCCCTGTAAGGAAGTGGGCTCTCTCAAGAGAGGACGCCACAACGAAAATATAAGGGTTCATGCGTTCCTCCTAGCAATTTGTTCACAAACATTTTGCTCAGGTGTACAACTCCACCTCCATGAGGACGTCCTCTGGAGAGTAGTTGCCGCTTTCAGCCATTTCTCGCACCTTTCTCTTCACCCTCCTCCACCAGTGGTCGGCCCGAGTATAGGGGATGCCCATCACATCTGCTGCGTCTCGGACGCACCCCTTCTCGAAGAGGATGCGAGTGAAGCGGCGAGTCGGGCCCCACTCCTTAGGGAGAGCGACAACGAAGGTCTCGGGTGGGTGCCTCTCCTCTCCGGCGACATTCTCCACAGCTTCAGCATCGTACTCCACAAGGGAGTCGGCCTTGTACCGCCTTGCGAGGTCGATCATCCGGTTGCGGAAGGCAAAGAAGAGAAGCTGCTTGCTCACATACATGCCTCTGGCTTCGAGCTCCATCCACTTAAGCATGCACTCCTGCACTCTGTCTTCAAAGGAGAGCTGCCACAGGTTCGAGAAGGAGTTGGCGACCCGCTCGGCTATGGCGACTACTTGTTCATAGGGAACTGCCATTGAATGCCTCCTCTGAAGGGGTTACAGTTCTTGCCTCCTTCCTGCTGTGATAAAGAAATTCCTCAGTTGACTCAAGTAGTGAGACGATCTCCCTGATAACATACAAAGTAGAAAATCTCCACTTTGCAATGTCGACCTCAGTCAGAAATTCTACAGGATTTTGCACAATGTTGGCGCACTCACTCACCTGACGCCCCTTCTCCTTCCATCTGTCAAACAAAACTTTCCTCGGGTCTACTTTGGCTTCCACGGCTTCACCTCCTTCTCACGGGCTATCCACCTTGCTTCTTGGTCAATGTCAATGCCTGGTCGGAGTTCTACAACAACGCAGTTCTCCGGTGCCCAGGCAAGGGCCTCGGCCTTCCGCTTGAAGATGCGGGTTGCCAGCGTCGAGACGTTACCGTCGCCTTGTGGGGTTTCAAAGAGAAAGACTACGCACCACATCCAAACACCTCCCTCAAGTTCTCACAGAGCCAAGCTGCAAACTCTTTTTCATCTCTAAAGTAATGAAGCTCATACCCAAGCTGGGCCTCTTTCTGTAGAGAAGTCATCAATTCATCTTTATCTGTGGCAGAAAACGCTATCGCACTTGGACCAAAGTGTAGAGGAGTCCACTCCCAAATAGTCTCTCCAGTTCTTTGTTTGAGGAAGTGTATCCTGCTACCCCCTGACCTATAGAGTTTCACGATAACAGCCTGATAAATGCTAGGGTCAAGCAGCTCCTTCAGTTCCTCAAACGCTATGCTTTCATCTTTATCTACGATTCGCATCTACAAACCTCCGTCAACCTATCTATAAGTTCATAAGCGCTCTTCCTGTAGGCGAAGAGCCCGTACTCTCCGCAGGCAACGAACCCCTCACCACCGGCCATCTTCACTGCAACCGCATATCTCCCCTCCACGGGCGGGTACTTAGCTTCCGCCTCGTATACATAGGCATGGGCCACCTCCCCTCGGCGGAGGCAAGCCTTAGTCACATAGTGCTCCTCGCCCTTTCGGGCGATCACGTACAAACTAATCATCTTTTCCTCCTTTCACACTCTAGCTAGGTAGCTCCAATCAGTCGTCATTACCTTTGCTATCATCATCTCCATCCCTTCGGAGAAGGACTCCGCCACTGAGCGTTTGCGCCCCCAGAGGGCCTCCTTCGACCGGCTAACAACTGCACGCTTCAAGTTAAAATCGGTGATTCCGCAGGAAGAGCAGACCTCAACAACTGCCTCTTCGAGCTCTGCCACCTTCTTTCCACGCCTCCTCCTCTCTTCGACGGCCTCCTCCAAAGGGGCGTCCACGAAGTCCTTATCAAGCAGTTTTACTACCGTCTCGACGAGGGACGGCGACTTTAGGTTGTACTCCATGAAGGAGAAGGCGATTGTCAGGAGGTAGGACTCGTATCCGCAGGAGCGGGCAAGCTCCTTTTCCTCCATACTCGGCACCTCTGCGAGCTTGTGCATGTAGAGGTTGTAGAGCTTCGTTGCCTTGTCCTTGATGTTGTCCCCTTTTTCGATGTTGAAGATGATGGGGAGCTCCCTCACCCAGCGAGGGGCGACGATGCAAGGGACTTCGACGTCCCCTCCCTTAGACTTGTGCAAGCCAGCAAGGCGGTGTTGACCGTCCACAACCTCGAAGGTGCCATCCTCCCCAGGGACGACAAGCAGGGGGATGAGGAAGCCGTAGAAGATGCTCCCGCTTAGCTTGTTCACCAGCGTCACTGACAAGTTTCGCTGGAAGGGCGAGTTCTTGAGTAAGTGCCTCGGGATGAGGCGAAATTCCAGTTCTACGCCTTGCCTGGGTTCTTTAAACTTCATCATCACCTCCCGTTATTCTGTCAAAACATTCCTCACAAAGGCCACTTATCAGATACTCTCTGCGACCAGCTTCAGAGTAGCAATGGTCAAGCGCAGGCCTTCCGCATTGGATACATACTCCCGCAGCTATTGCTTCCCTTCGAGATTGTCCGAAAATCTCCTCACTTAGTTTTTCCTTTAGATCGTTGAACTTCATCTTTTACCTCCTTCCAAAGAGAGGGTAAATTCCTTTCTCCTATAGGTCGAGCTAAGAGAATCTTCTCTGCAACGCACCTAAGCTGTTGGTAAAGTGAACCCTCCATCCAACAGATGCCGTGCCTCTCTCCATATTCACAATAAGCACATTCAACGCCCCTACAAACTTTGATATGAATACACCAGGGGCAGATCGAGGAGTCGATGGGAAGGGGTGCCCCCGACCTTCCTTCCATCATTCCGTTAATAGAATTGAATACCATTTTTACGTCATACTCATCCCACTCCTCAAGCTCCCTCTTGTCTTCCTCTGTGAAATACGCAGGACAGTTGAGGAGCTCGGCCTTCTTTTCCATCCACCTTATTAGTACCTTTCGTTCATACATGCTTCATTCCTCCTTCCCAGGCATGGGAGTGTCCCCCATCACCTGTTTCCATAGACGCTCGAGGGAGGCCTTGCTTTTCTTCCTCTTGCGAGCAGGCGTCATCTTCACCGGCATCCTCACATCATTCTCCCGCATGAAGAGCTTCTTCTCCAAGGCCAGCCTGCGCTCTTCGAGGGAGCGAACGACTGTCCACCAGCGGAGAGAGCGGCGGCGCAAAACCCCTATGTGGACGTCCAGCGCCTTAGCCTTGGCTCGAAGCCTTACTTCTTTGCGCCGCAACCTCTTTATCTCATCTCTCATTTCTTTCCTCCAAGCATTGCCTCAGCAAAGGACTCGATCACGTTCTTTCCCTCTGCTGCCATCCCGCTTACAATGAATGTGCGGATGACTGTAGTGAAGAGTTTGAGGATGTCAGCGTCCTCCCTCAGGACGCCCAGCTCCCTTAACTTCTCCAACTGCGTCGTAAACCCTGCGAGCAGACTTGCAGGGACGGGAACGGGGACTTCTACAAACGGGCCCTCTGCCCAGTCCTTTGGCTTCGATGAGGCCATGAAGACCCCTTGAAGAAATGTTGCGCTGTCCATTTTCTCCTCCTTTACACGATTATTCTTGATTCGCCGGTCTTGTGGACCTCGCCAGTGAGAGGAGCTCCGCATTTGCAGTACCCAAGGTTGATGACGGCGTTGTCTACTTTCCACAACTCCTCCCCCAAGACCCAACCTTCGAAGTTGAAGATGAGGCCCTCGTAAACGGCTTTCGTCTCTTCACACCTAGGGCAGAACACGACTAAGTAGGCCATTCTACACCTCCCCTTCTGCTGCGTTTCTGAACCACTGGTACTTTTCCTTGTATGCCTCCCAAGTGTCGTCAGTCACGAACTTCTGGATGGGGGAGTCTGGAGGAAAAATGAAGAACCTTCTGACTACGACATCCTGCCCTACCATCATCACATCGCTCCCTTTGAAGACAACAGGAACTATGCCTCCTTGGACTACGACCTTCAGTTCCTCTCTGGCCCTATAAAAAGGGAAGATGTGTATCCCCAGACTCATGTCTATTTGCTTGAAGATCCAGTCCTCCAACCCAGGCAGTTCCCTGACACAAAGACCAAGTTCCACGTCCTGCCGCTTCACTGGCGCAGAAACTTCTACAACGCCACTCCACGTAAGGAGGGAGCAAAGTTTCAAAGTGTACTTGGAGTTGTAAAAGTACGAGTAAACGCCATTTTCCTTGAAGAAGAATTCTTTGTACCCGACAAGGAGGTCATGCTCTACCTTGCCGAAGACGCCGTGACAATAGATTTTTAAGCACATTTTTACCTCCTTCACAAAGCATATCCACTCACTCTAAATTTCTCTATCCCCCAAATCGCATTGAAGAATATTGTTTCACCCCAAAAGTGACGTTCACTCTCCACCAGGATTTTTGCTCTCCGGCAGGGCCAACCAGTCCACTGCTCACCTAGAACACTGGCATACACCCTAAACCTTTCCGTCTCAGGGACTACTGCATCAAACAGGAACTGCTCTTCGCCGCCAACGTCAACAGCCCACTTCACTTTGAGATAGGACCTCCCTGACCATGAGACCTTGGGCTCTACGTCTACTACCTTCGCACTAAACCAAGCTGGTTTCTTCACGACTTCTAATGGTTCCATTTTTCACCTCCTCGTCCTCACCAACTTTCCTCCTACACACTCCCCCTTCTCATTGAAAGTATCCACGGAAAGGATGAGGTTCTCCCCGTCGGAGGAGCCCTCGATCCTGCAAGCGAGGAAGCTCTTCCCCTCACTTCGTTGATAGATGTTCAGAAGGAAGCCTCCGTCCTTCCCCTTCGGGCCAAACGTTACCAGGGACTTGCGCCCGTCCACGTGGGCTTTTGCCCACCAGTTTCTCGTCGCCATACATGCCTCCTTTCACTCTATGACCCTGACTACGACGCCACCCTTCACCTCTACTTTCGCATACCAGCGGTGGGGCTGTGGGTAGTGAGGGCCTTCAACAAATTCTATCCCATCTGTCGTGGGAGGAAACGGGCCAGGGCTCCAGACCTCCACCCGCTCCCCCTTCTTCACGGCTTCCCTTAACGCTTTCTTCGACTTGAAATTAGGTCTCACGTACATTTTCCACCTCCAACCGGATTTCACCGTCTTCCTTCAAGTGTACCTCAGCCTTTCTGGTGCCGAGGTAACAAAAGAATTGTCCGTAGCATGTGCCTACGAAGACTCCATCCATGAGGATAACGAGTCTGTACCCGTGGCACACAGTTGCCTCAACCCTGCTGTTTGGGTCGTAAAGAAGCATTTTGTCTCTATCAAAGATAAGAGTTGCGTCCATCTCTTCAAACTTCATTTCCTACCTCCTTTACCTCGACGAGAGCCCCGTCCTCGATGAGCTTGATCTCGACCTCCCGAAGGAACAGCGCCAGGTAATAGCACCCACCAAACACCGAGCCTATCCGTTGCCCGTAGTGCGAAAGGAAGAGCGCCTTTGGATGGGCGACTGTTGCACTCACTCCTCCATAGTTAAGAGTCAGTTTTTTGTTGTCGTAAATAAGGATACCGTCTCCTTTAAACTTCACCTCGACCACCTCCTTCCTTTAGTATCTTGACAAGTCTTTCATACTTCTCTTCTTGCCGAGCAGTCCCTTCTGGCTCCAGCCATTTCTCCACTAAGCTGGGGTGAAGCACAGTCACTTTCCTGACAATCAAGCTGCTTCCGCCTAAAAGGATGTCCTCAGGGAAGACAGCTACAAGGACCTCGTCCGCTGACAAAGTCTTGACTACCCATTCCTTGTCACTGTCTACTCTGTATGGGGAGACATGCATCCCGAGCCTAGGCAAGGATAAAAAGAAATACTTCTGGCTGCCTCTTACATGAAAAGGGTAGGACTCTGTTTTGACTACTGTCTCTATTCCCTGCTCGACTAAATCTGCTTCAACTTCAACTCCAAACGAGAGCTCTCGAAGCTTATATGGTCCCCTGGAAGATAGGTAGAACGGGAAGAGCATTCCTTTCCCCCACCAGAAGGACTTCCGTCCAATCAGATAGTTGTCCTGAAGTCCATAGATTCCGCCAACCTTGATTTTTAAACACATCTCTACCTCCTCTCCGGCCTCGTCACTCCTACGGCCCCCACCACGTTTCCTTGGGAGTCCCGCAGGAGCTCTCCTGGTTGATAAAAATCCTCCCGCTCTGGGCACGCAGAGACGACAAGTCCGCTGACGACGTAGGCGACCCCCTCAACCTTGGGAGGGACGCCGTCTAGGGAGTGGTACGTCGTGGAGAAGATCGGCACGCCCTCAGGTGTCTCACCAACCTTCTCCCTCCGGACTGCGACCCTCGTAGGAGGGGGCTCAGGCGGAAGCTCTGCAACGAGCCTCCCTGCTTCGTCGTACAACTTCAGTTTATGGGGACACTTATTGATTAGCCGCATTTAACACCTCCTCACCATCGTCACATAACACTCCCCGCTCTCCACAGGAAAGCCGGCGTCTCTCAGCGCCTCCACCAACTTGTCCACCTTCTTGTAGTGCTCCTCTTCTGAAGAGCCCCACGTGGACACTGTCACCTTGCTCATTCCCCCAGGAGCATTTGTGACCAAGACATTCCCTCCAGGGAGGGCAAGATAGTTAGAGTAGGACTCCTCCTCGAGGAGGGACACTGTTAGTCCAGGAACGACCTCCACAGCTTTTGCAAGCTCGATCGAGTAAGTGGAGGGCGCAAACTCTCTGTAGATTTCGTGGCCCTCGTAGAAGACCTTCAGCTCAGTAACTTCCTTCTCACGTACCGTAGGAAGTTCGTCCAACGGCTTGTCAATGTAAACGTGAGTTTTGAAAGACTGAATCATTTTCTACCTCCTTTCTCCTGTTTGCAAGAAACTACCACTCTTATCCAAGGCTTGGGATAGCGCCCAGAAAATCGTGTCGCACAAATACTCCCAAAGCCCGCCGTCCTCATCTGCGAGCTGCAAGTCAAAGTCAAGCGGGGCGTCCTTCGGAATCCAGACCTCGAATGGCTTCCAGCTGACATACATGCCGCTGGCATTCATCATATGGTAGGCATTGCGACACACCCAGGCATCGCCGTCGTCCTCTATCTCCCACTCGGCGTCTATCCCTGAGCCGTGGGGAAGGGCCTCTTTCAGCTGCTCTTTAGTCATCTTGCACCTCCTCTCCTTAGTACTGTGATCCATGTCGCAGGGGACACCAGGACGGAATTCTCTTTCCGTTTACTACCCGATGTCTCCAATGATACTTGTCATCTCCGTGGATGCGAGCAGGAAGAGCGTCAGAGTGCCCACAGACTAGTCTCGCCCCTCCCTCAGTGAAGGCTCCACTGTGAGTTAAATGCCTACAATCTAGGCAGCTTCTGATTTCTATTTCTACTCTCATTTGTTCACCTCCTTCCATTTCCTTGCGACTTCGTCTTCCCCGACCCACTCGACGAACGAGCCGGTAGGACAGACAACGCTTGTTACCTGGTAGTGGTCGCTTGCAGCAGAGGCGCATTTTCCGTGCCTTGCGGCATACCTGCACCAGCTGCATTGGGAGAACGACGCTAGGCACCACGGGGAGATGGCGGAGTCGTCCATTCTCCCTTCCTCGACGGCAGCGTCGATTTCTTTGTGAACGGCGATGATGAGATGGAGCGGCCACCTCCGGAGGTCTTGTTCGTCCTCTGGAGTGAAGAGGGAAGGCCACCTCTCCGGCTCCTCGAGCCCCTCTGCGAGCTCCTCTGCCTGCCACTTCGCAAAGGCCACCAGCGCCTCGAGCTCCCTCTCTACGTCTACGCCTGCCTCCTCCAAAGAGGCCTCCCACAGCTCGTCTATGTCTTCCTCAATCAGATCCTCGAGGACGTCAGCTTCCCCTCTGGAGAGGATGAGGCCGTAAGTGTTGTTGTCCTTGAAGGAGTCGCACCTCCCGTGCCTCTCTCCGTATCTACAGTTACTGCAGACGCTCCCCAGCGCTTGACACCAGGGACAGATGCTTGCATCTCCAAAGTCACCGCTGGAGATGTTTGAGTTGATTAAAAAGAAAGCAGCTTCCACCCTGAAAGGGGGCCACTCCCTCAACTCCCTTTCGTCCTCTTCCGTGAAGTAGAGAGCGCCACCCCAAGGCCTCAGGGCCTCGGCTTTCTTCTTCATGAACACGATCAATGCTTCTCGCATTTCCTCAACCTTCATTTTGCACCTCCTCTTTTGCCTGGCTCCACAGGGAGATGAGAACATCCCTCCCCACTTCGAGGACAATCGAGCCAGTAAGGGCTTTGATGATTAGACCATAGGAGTTGCTGTTGTCTCCGACGGCGCAGACTCCGTGCCTGTGGCCGTACCCGCAGCTCTCGCAACTCCCGAAGTAAAGGGCACACCACGGACACCAGTCACAGTCGTTCTCCCCAGAAGTTCGGCTGAGCTTCTGGAAGGCGAATTCAACGTCGTCCTCAGACCACCCCGCAATCTCTTCCTTGTCCTCGTAATTGAAGTATTCCTCTGGAGGGACGAGGTTGTTCGTCAGCCTGGAGATTTCCTCGGCCTTCCTCCTCATAAAGAGGATGATGGCTTTTCTTTTCTCCTCTTTTCTACTTCACTCTCCTATACAGGAGAGCTCCTCCTCCTCCCGTAAAGTATTCACTGACCCCGATCCACTCACCGTCTGGGTCACTCACAAAATCCTTTCCCTGGTAGACCTCATCATTCACTACCAGGAAGAGACGGCCATACCCAACATCCTCGAAGAGGGCAACAGAGTCTTCTGAGGACGAGCTTGCTTCCATCAAGAGACGGGGCTTCCCTATCCTTTCCCACTCTTCAAGTTTGATGAATCTGTTTACAAGGACACATTGGATGCTGGACACCTCATTGATTTTTTCTAACAACTTCTCTTTGGTAGCCATTTTTCTTCCTCCTTAGCAATTTGCACGCAAACAATTTGCTTCCGCCGAGCTTACATGGCTATGACAACGGCCACCCTGCCTTGGACGAAAGCCTTCACCTTACACCGCCCAGCGAAAAGCCACTGCACAAAAGCGATGACTCTGTCGAGCTCCTCTGGAGAACAGGCGATTCTTGCCCGCTCTCCTTCGTTCAAAGCTAGCAGTTTCATCTTGCACCTCCTTTCTCGGACGCCTGCCTAAGAAGGGCGTCTTCTTCTTCCTCCCTCCTACACCGCCAAGGCCTTCTTCAACTGATGGAGAAGGTCAACCTTGTTAACCTTGCCTGCGGCGGCCAGCCTCAGCAGTTCGTCGATCTCCCGTTGCTTGTGGGGGCGCCTGCCGACGCCTTTGGCTCTCGGCTTCCCTCTCGTGGGGAGCACCGTCACAGGCGACAACTCCCTCTCGAGGGCCTCTTTCTCTTTCCAAAGCTCCGTGAATTCCCGCCTCCAGGCGGAGAGGATTTCCTCTGCCTTCTTGATGCGGGTACCCAACTCAACCATTTTTCTGTCAAGTTCCTCAATCCTTTCACTTTTGACTTTTTTGTTCATCTTTGCCTCCTTTCTCCCGCCTCAGCGGGCTTCTGCTGGCCATACATAGCCAGCGGGCTTGCTCCCCGTCTGCATACATGCCGAGGGGCTTCCGGCTTGCATACATAGGCAGGGAAGCGGTTATTAGGTTGTTACAATATTCTAATGTTAGATTATTGACGGATTGAGATAGTAGAATGTTGTGATAAGTCAATAGTCTAATATTAGGATATTGTAAGATTGTAGTATTGAAATGTTGTAATATTAAAATGTTGCAATATTGGCGTGTTGCAATATTAGAGGATTGTAGTATTAGATTATTGGCATGTTGTAATGGGGACGGGATGCAAGGTTTATGCCAAAACGGACGGTTTACCAAAACTAAACTTTTGTTTAGCGCTGGTAAACTATGAAAATTTTTTCCATTTTTCGGAAAATCTTTTCTTTCCATATATTTTTTCCTTAGTCTTTTATTCTTTTAACGTGAAAATAACATATATTTCGCTATTGGCGCAAGCAGAAAATGCTAGTCAAATCAAGTGTTTGCTAGGCAAAGTTAAGATAGATTAGCTATTTTTTATGTGCGATTAGTCAATTTTTATGAGAAATTGACTATTTTTACAGAAAAATCAGATTTTGTTAGGTTTTGTTGGATATTTCAGAAAAATCAAGCAAAACTTCGGATATTTTGCCTTGACTATATTAAAAATGATATGATATAACACAAGCAACAATTGAGTTTGTTCTTTGAAAACTAAATATCGAAGCAAGCGCTTACTAGTTGGCGCAAGGCTAGAAAGCGAGGATAGCTATGGACAAATTATCAGAAGAATATGCAATAATCTTTAAAAAGGATTATCGCAAATATGGGTATAGTCAAGTATATTCAGGATTTGACGCTATTCTAGTTCGTTTGTACGAGAGTGAACCGGACTACGTTGTCTTTGCTATTCCGACGTGGGATAGTGAAGAAATCTATTTGATTGAGAAAGCTATGGACATTCATTAATTAACTTTATTAGTTGCCTTGCGCTGGTTAGTAAGCGCTTGCACTCACGGAAGGGAGCGGATGTTATGAGTAAAGAAAAAATAACTTTGACAAAAGATCAGACTGAGCAATGGAAAAAGCATCGGGCAAAAGTTATCAATGACTTGCTTGAAAACATTGACGTTTCTGGCGAACTTGCTTACTTTGTTGAAGTAGGGATCACACGAGCACTTGACCAGCGATACAGTACTGCTGAGACAAAGCTCAAACTCATGGACGCTGACGGATTTCCTAAGCTAGCTGATCTGATCCCTAAGGGGAGTGAAAAGACTCAATTAATTCGTGAATTGCTTCCGAAGCTTCCGCAATTCACGGAAGATATGCTTAAGAAATTGGATACTGAGCAATTACGAAAACTTAAGGAAAATCTGTAAATTTTAACAAGTGAGTGCAAGCGCCAAGGCCAAGGACCGATGTCCTTGGCCTTTTTATTTGGTCAAAAATCCCGCTTGTTTTCCGTTTCTGCGGTGTTTCTTGCCTTATCTGGTATCTTTCCCTGGGGACGTCCCCAAGGCAAAAATGGGCGATTTTTCCTTATGTTTTTAATGGTAGTTTGCAAGTCTTGTGCCGGGAAATCCTACCTAGTTAATTGGTAGGAATTAAAAGATTTTGTGAGTACGGTTCAGAATTTCGATTTGAAAATGAGTGCCGTTCAACGCATGCAAGAAATGTGCCAAAATTTGTGATATGCAAGAAACGTGCCAAAAAATTTTTCCAGTAATTCCAACGACTTACAATCCCTACTATATTACTAATTTGGCATATAAGGTTTTGCGGATTTTTTCGCACTCTCTCGCTAACCTGCTGATTTTTCAGGGAAAAATGTGCGATGACGTCGTAAGTAGTTAGAAATACTAGAAAAGCATGATTTTCTTAATGATTCCGCAAGGTTGCGTGTCGGACAAATGAACGGGATTTTGTGAATAATTTCGGGCACTTACAGATTTGCGGCTCGAAAACTTTTCCTAATGATTTCGGGTACTTAGCTGACCATGATTTTCCTTGTAATTTCGGGCACTTAGCTAGTGTCAAAATTTTGACATAGTGACCGTCTGGTCATTTAAAATTTTTCTCGAAAAATCGGGCATTTGCGATGGGTATAAAAAAATTTAATACTTGCCGTTTTTTCGCATCATATGTTTTGGCCTTTTATTTTTTCTTTAGTAATTCCGCAGACTTATGAAGAATTGCAAAATATTTGCAAAAAAGGTTCAAGTCACTGTTGCAATTTGCAATATCGGGTTGGGGGAGCTACCCCTCCACGCAACTCCCCGAAATTACTCGGAATCAAAAAAATCGGAACAAAGTTCCGATTTTCTTACGAAAACGGATTGTCGCACGACCTGACCCCACGGCGGGGGTAGGGGGCACCCCTCCCTTGGGGGGATTTT